TTAAGAAGATTAAGAAGTCCGATAAGGATGACAAAAAGAAGTAAGTAGTTGAGGGGCCGAAAGGCCCCTCTTTGCTTTATCCTAGTATTGAGTCCATGCGGGACTCAAAGCTCTACCCTTGCGATGTACCTTGCTACTTCTATGGAGATGTCATGCCCGAGAATAAGAAAATAGACAAAGCGTCTGATATCGAATTCCGCGAGCAGATAACAGAAAACATTCCTGGAGAACTTGCCAGTCGTATAGTGTGGACTGGAGCTTTAGCAGCGTACGTTATAAGGAAGAAGCTTCGTGGAAAAAGACACAAGTAGCTCTGAAGAGCTCGCGTTATCATACGCTCAGTCTGCTGCCAAAGAGCTTACTTTGGAGCTACGAGAGCTAGCTGTAGCTGCAGGATGGCCTGCTGACGTAGCTAATTCCCTATCTGTTACCTTATCTGAAGGCAGTTTAAATATAGACTACCCAGAAAATATGGATAAAAAAATTCAAGATTTAGAGTACGGCAATGCCGCTACTCCTCCTAAGACTGTCCTTAGAAAGTTTATGTATCGCACAGAAGGCATCGCTTCAAAAATTCTAGGCGGAGAAGTTCTAGATAATCTTATTATGGAAGCAGAGGTGTTTTAATGGGTAACCCATTTATTGTTGCTGAAGACCTTGCTTTAAAAACCTTACTTCAAGGAATGACCGTAGGGGATGAAAAGGTTGCCTCACGCCCAGTAAAAGTGTGGTTTGGATACCCTGATGTTGAAGTACGCGCACAGGAGTTCCCATTTGCAACCATAGACCTAATCGATATCGTACCCGCTAACGACCGTCAAAACTCTGGGTACTGGTCGGACACTGATTATCAAGGAACTATTGCTCCAGCAAATAATGTTTCTTACAGGTACGAAATGCCTATTGCATATGACTTGGTATACCAAGTAGCTACCTATGCCCGTAACCCACGCCACGATAGAGCATTGCTTTATCAAATGGCTAATAAGTTTCCATCTAAGTTCGGAAAGCTGGCTGTGCCAAATGAATTAGGCACAGAGGTTGGCTACCGTTCAATGTTTCTAGATGGGTTTGTAAAACGTGACGCAGTAGACGGAGAGACAGGTAATCGCCGTACGCTTCGTAACGTTTACACAATAAGGGTTGTTAGTGAGATGTCACCAGCAACAGCAGCTAACGCAATACTTGCTGTTACTTCTGTCAACATTAACATTCCTCAAAACAATACGTATATCCCTTCCGCCTACCAAATCTTGTAATAAATGTTTATACAGTCTAATCTAAAGGAGATAATCTAAATGGCATTTCAACGCCCTGGGGTGTACGTCGAAGAGACCCTAAACCCTATCCAGCCAGTTGTTGGACCTAACTCTGACTCTATTGCTGCTTTTATTGGAGTAAACGATAGAGGACCAGTAAGCACTCCAACTCTAGTAACATCTTGGAGCCAATATGTTTCAAAATTTGGTTCTTGGAACACAACAGCAGATGATGCACTTCCTCTTGCTGTTTACATGTATTTTTCAAATGGTGGAAGTCAAGCGTATATTGTACGTGTAGCTAACACTGCAACTTCAGCTGCTCGTTCTTTAAATGACCGCGCAGTTTCTCCATCTGCTACTTTAGCTATTGCAGCTAAAACTGAAGGTGTGTGGGGAAATGGTATTAACATCAGTATCACCAACTCTATTCAAACAGGTTATTTTGATTTAACTGTCTACTACGGTGGAGTTACAGATGCTAATATTGTTGAACGTTTTACAGACCTTAACATGACGTTTACAGATAGTCGTTATGCAATTGCAACTGTAAATTCAGCATCACAGTATGTAGGACTTGTAGACCTTAACTCAGGTAACACAGGTGCTACACGTAACCCTGCTGTTGTAGCTAACCAGACTTTAACTTCTGGAAGTAACGGTGGAGCAGTTTCAACTTCTAACTACTCTACTGCAGTTACATCACTAGATACTGTTCTTGCATCTCTAGTACTTAACGCACCTGGTCAAACATCAGCAGCTACTGTTAATGCAATGATTTCATATGCGGCTAGCCGTGAAGATGTATTTGTACTTGTTGATGGTCAAGACCAGACCCCATTAAATCAACTATCACTTACAGCAACATATACAGCTTCATCACTTGCAGCTGTGTATTACCCACCATTAGTAATTGCTGACCCAACTCTAGCTATTGGAGCTGGTTCTGGACAGACACTAACAGTTGGAGCGGGCGCTGCTGTAGCAGGTCTAATTGCTTCAACAGATGCTTCTCGTGGAGTCTACAAAGCCCCTGCTGGTTTGACTGCACGTCTTGCTGGTGTTGTATCAACACGTCAGCTTACAAATGCAAACCTTGATGCACTTAACTCAGCAGCAGCACCAGTAAACGCAATTAAATTTGTACCTGGTTCTGGCTATGTAGTTATGGGTTCACGTACCCTTAAGACAGGGTATGTAGATAAGTACGTCCCAGTACGTCGCACACTTATTTATCTACGTAAGTCTCTTACAGACCTTACACAGTTTGCAATTTTTGAGCCAAATGATGAAGCTCTATGGCGTCGAATTGACGCAGCAGTCTCTAGCTTCTTAACAGAGTTTTGGTCACAAGGTGGCTTACGTGGCGCTACCCCAAGCCAAGCATTCTTTGTAAAGGTAGATAATGAGAATAATCCTCAATACTCTATCGATAACGGAGAAGTTAACATTGAAGTTGGCGTTGCTCTACAGCGTCCAGCTGAATTTGTTGTAATTAAAATTGGTCAGTTTGACGGTGGAACCACCGTTACTGTGGCGTAAAGGAGACCCAATAAATGCCAAATCAAGCTAGTATCATAAATCGCTTTTCCACATTAGCGTCTGACCCGCTTCGCTCGTTTAGGTTCTACGCGGACTTTGTAGTTCGTGGAAGCAACGCTGTATTTGACGACCGAATTACTACCACAGACGACAAGACACTTCCTACTACAGGTAAGTCTAAAGGTTGGCAAGGTGGCTTTAGCCAAATTTCTGGGCTAAGCATTAACACTCAGTCTATCCAGTATCGTGAAGGTGGCTACAACACCACTGTTCACCAGATTCCTGGAATGACAACTTTCACACCTATCACTTTCCAGCGTGGTGTTCTTTACGGAAATGACCAGGCTCAAACATGGATGCGCGGCCTATTTGGCGCAGTATCTGGAGAAGGTCTTCGTAGTGCTACAAATGCAAAGAGCTTCCGTGTAGACATCAACATCTATGTTATGGACCACTTAAGTTCCCCAGGTGCATCTGATAAGAACGTAGAGAAGATGGTATTCACTGTTCACAATGCGTGGATTTCTACACTTAATTACACAGACCTAAATGCTGCTGACGGAGCGATTCTTTTTGAATCTATGTCAGTTGTACACGAAGGTTTGTCAGTTGCATTCACAAAGGGTGGAACTGGTTCAGACGCTTACAAGCCTGTATAATACGACTACTAAATATTAAAAGGAGAATAATATGTCCGACATCATTACCGACGCACAACTTATCGAACAGTTTGCAGCAAAGGCGATGGAGGAGCCCGCACAAGTCATTAAGACGCGGGCCCCTTCAGAGTCAGAAGTAAAACTACCTGGTGGGCATATTGACCAAAATGGTGAGTTGCACACTACAGCAGAAGTTAGAGAGCTCACTGGAGCTGACGAAGAGGCAGTTGCTAAAGCTGGTTCTTCAGGCAAAGCTCTTAATGTTCTCTTGCAAAGAGGGTTAGTAAAGATTGGCCCTAACAAAGCTACTAGCGACGACCTAGACACTTTGCTATCTGGAGACAGAGACGCAATTCTTTTAGGTATTAGAAGAGTAACTTTTGGTCAAACTACAGAGCTAATGGTTCGTTGCAGCAACTGCTCAGATGAACACATTACAACTTTAGACCTAACTTCTGATGTTCCAACTCCAACACTATCTGACCCAATTCAAGATAGAGAATGGAATATGGAAACCAAAGCTGGTGTAGTAACAGTGTCTTTACCTAACGGTATTACACAAAAGCGATTGATGGAGAACTATGACAAGACTCCAGCTGAGCTTAACACCTTGTTACTATCTGGATGCATTGTTTCACTAGACGGATATCCATCAGTAGGTTCAGGAACAGCTTTGTCTTTAGGCATGGCTGATAGAAACAAGATTGTAGATGAAATTCTTAAGCGTAACCCAGGCCCTCGCCTTGGGGAGGTGACCAAGGCTTGTAAGGCATGTGGAGAAGATATCTTCCTACCACTGTCCTTGTTAGATTTGTTTCGTCTATAGCGAAGCAGATTACGAAGAACTGTTAGACCAGTTTGAAGTTCTTACAAGAACTTTTACGGGTTGGACACTTTCAGACATACGTGCATTATCAGTTAGAGAAAGAGCTAACTGGATGGAGCGCTCTAAGAGAACGGTTAGGAGGTAAGACAGTTGCTTAATTTGCCAAGCGGTAAAGCAACCTCAGTAATCTCTGACATTGCGTCTGGTATATCTCAACTTAGACAACAGATGCAGGGTCTTAGACAAGACACTGGTGGATGGGTAAACACCCTTGGCACTGCTACCTCTAAAATGGGAGGAGCCTCTGGTGCTACAAGCAACCAAGTGGCTCCTTACCCAAAATTTAGCGTTGACTCTGACGGCGTTGTTAATTACCAGGGAACAACAAGCGGTAATAAGGGTTTAGTATTTAATCAAAATGCTTTACAACCTTATATAACTCCAACACATGCTGTACCACCTAACACACCAAGAACCCCTGCAGGTGGTGGTGGTGATTACCGAGCCGCAATGGCTGCGGGAGCACTTGGTGGTATACAGGCAATGCCTGGTACAAAAGAATCTGTTGATTATCAGCTTGCTCTTAGTCGTATGGTTTTTTACCAGCAAACTCCTAATGCAACTGCTGGTAGTGGAAGTATTTTTAGTCGCCTTGGAATAGGTAAAGGAGACCCAGGAAGAGCTGGTGCTCGTCAAGCTGCAGAAAATCTAATGGCTGCTGGCACTGCAACTAATAAATTTGACGCAGTTAACGCCTATGCAACAGCTGCACAGTACGGATTGTCTGGTCCTAACATGCAGCAAATGATGATGGGCAATGCTGCCATGTCTAATTTAACTCCTGGTATTGGGCTTGAAGGTGCTACACGTGCCTATGGAGCTGTACAACAAGCTCGTAGCGTTAACATGCTTCGCGGCATTGGTATTCGTATTCGTGGTGAAGATGGTTCTATGAAACCTATGCCACAAATTATTGATGAAATTTGGCGCAAGATTAACCGTGAAAAAATTGGTGGTGGCGCCCTTAGCGTAGAAGATGTACGTATTTCTTTACAGCCAGGTAATGCTCTTGCGTCTATGCTTGACCAATACTTTGGTGGAGACCCACTACTTCGTAAGCAAGTAGAAGATGGTCTTATTTTTAAAGCTCGTACTGGTGGCGGAGCCATCAAGAGCGGTGCGGAAGGTAAACGAGCAGCTGAACAAGCTGGTGCTACTACTGCTGCTGTATCATCTTTGTCCAATAGAACTGCCGAAGCATCTAAGACACTTGGTCAAACAGCTGATGCTAACGCTGCTGGGTTTACTCAAGGTAACAATGTTATTAAAACTATAACTGGAATTGTAAACCTTTTTGATAGAATTGCTGGAATACTAAAGGTAAGCGGACTCTTTAAAGGTTTTATAGACAGTATTGCAAGCGCTGGAAATTTTGCGTTTGCTGGACCAGCTGGTGTTGTTAGTGCTCTTGGTGGATTGTTTAAAGCCGAGGGAGGTCCAGTAGCAGGAAAGTCCCCATACATTGTAGGTGAGCGTGGACCTGAGCTCTTTGTTCCTAAAACTGACGGAAAGATTGTTCCTAATCACGAGCTAGCAAACTACCCATTCCGTGATGGTGGCGGAGGCGTGAAAGCTGGCGGATACGGATTGGGAGAAAAATCTAGCCCAGAAGAGTGGGCTAAAGCAATGCTAAAAGCTTTAGGTGCTCCAATAAAAGAAGACTCGATTGATGCATTAAAGACCTGGGCACGATTTGAAGGCGGGCACTTTAGAAACACTGCTGCCTACAACCCTTTGAACACTACTTACACAATGTCTGGTGCTAAGAGTATGAACAAGATTGGTGTAAAAGCTTACGCATCTTGGGAAGATGGATTAAAAGCAACTGCTGCTACTCTTACAGGAAACAGAGCTGAGGAGCGTGGCTACACTGCAATTGTTGAGGCTCTTCGTAAGGGTGCAAGTAAAGATGATATTCTTGCTGCTGTAAATAAATCTGCGTGGGTAAACGGAGAAAATAAAGCAAGTAACTACAAGTTTGATGGGTCTTCAGCAAACTACAGTGGCACAAAATACGGAGGAAAATCCTCTGCCGTATTTAATAGCGACTCAGGAAGAGTTACTATGCGCTCTTTGTTGGAGAAAGACCCAGATAGTACAAAGTCTTTGCTTTCTAATTTAACAAAAAGCATGGGTGAATTTGCAAAAAGTTCAAAGCCAGAAACTGGACACACTTATAACTACGGCGGAGTCAACATTAAAATTGATGGAAGCAACAACCCTAATGACACTGTGGCGGCTTTAAAAGCTGCTTTAACAAGTCAAGACACTATTGCAAAGGCGGCTAAATCATAATGTCAATGTCAACTCCAAATAAAAACACCTCTGCTGTTAAAAAAAATGCAGCTAATGAAAATGCAATTGTTAGATGGGTTAAAAATATAGGCTTGTCTCTTGTTGGTGCAACTACAACTAATCAAGGTATAAAAAAGTTTGTTAATGCAAGTCAAAACCCTACCCCATACAAGCCGCCAGTTCCTACAAGAACTCAAATTTTAAGTGATAGAGAAAAAAAAGCTAGGCCTAAAGATGGATGCAAATGGAATCTTCCACCACACGTTTCAAGCCTGCCAGTAAGAGCAAGAGATGTTATTGGTACTGAAAGCTTATATAGCAATGACCAGGACAGCTTACATAGAACTCGTAGAGGAGCTATCTGGTATTACGATACTGGTGCAAATGTAAGTACCGTAGATGATGCTGGTGTAGTTGAATCAACTGGAAACCAAGTAGCAAAAGCGTATAAAGATAAACAAATAAATCAAGAAAAAATTGCTAAGGACGACCCGAACAAAGTTTTGGCAAGCTCTTACAATTATGGGTTTCAATTTTTATGGAACCCAGACCAGATTTCAACCTCTGTTTCTAGAAACATGGATGTAACACCGTCTAATGCTGACCGTCTTCGAGGAGTCTCTGGAGCGTTTCCTGGACAAGAATCTGTTTCTTTTAGCATCGTACTAGATAGGGTTAATGACTTTGCAATGCTTAGAAGCGTTGCTGGAGCATCAAAGACTCAAAAGGGCCCATACCCATCTTTTAATGATGCAATTAAAAATTCTTATAAACACGGGTTAGATGAAAACTCTGGCGAATCAATTGAAAAAAAACTTTATGATTTATCAAGGCTTGGTACTATGGCTGACTTAGAGTACTTGTTTAAGTGCATCAACGGTTCTGGAACTGTTGGGGGTAGTTGGACAACCCTTTTAAATAAAGAAACTTCAAACATAGGATTCTTAGCTCCAAACTTATTAGCTATTAGACTTGGACCAAGTGCAAAAGAGTCCCTTTCTTATGTAGGTTGGGCTACGTCTTTAAGCATTAACCACACCATGTTTACAGAAGAAATGATTCCTTTGCGAACATCGGTCAGCTTTAGCATTGACTGCTTTGCTGGTTCAACACTTATTTAGGAGACACTATGACTATTTATTCAGGTTCCAGATACGAGTACTCTCTTATTGATTTCTTTTCAACAAAAGAAAACGGTGATGAAAACCCTGCAGTTTTTTATTCTATGACCGACCTAGGCAGAGTTACATACTTTGAACACACATATTCTATGGGGGAGCGCTTAGATACCTTAGCTTATAAATACTACAAGGCCCCATCTTTTTGGTGGGTAATTGCTGAATATAATCCAGAAATAAAAGACTTTACTAATATTCCATCTGGGACAATTCTTAGGATTCCTAATGTTTAAATTTATAACAGTTACATTTGAAGACGCTGTAAATACTCCTAACAGAGTTTACAGCGCTACTTTGTATCAAAAAAACTATGAACATGAAATGATGAGCATCATGTTTAAAGACTGGGACATGAGCTATGACTCAATAAAACCAGGTCTTCCTGTTTCTGTACAGATTAGAGGAACAACATCTAAAAGAAATTTTTATGGGTATGTGCACCACATTGAACCTAATAGAACTCCTGGAAAAGCATTTACAGAAGTTGTTTTAATAGGAGGTTCTTTTCCTTTAAAGCAGGCTTCTCAAAAAGTTTACAGGGACCATACAGCTGACCAAGTAGTGAGAGACCTTGCATCAAAACACGGCCTTACCTATTATGGAATACCGCACCCACGCATATTTGAACAAATCTCTCATGCGGGAACAACTGATTGGCAAATGCTAGTACGTCTAGCTAAACAAATTGGCTACACAATTAGAACTCAAAATACTGAGATTTACTTTGAGCCTACAATGGAAGACTTTAAAAACTATAGGGACGAAGCTAGCGTCTTCATGATGAGAGAAGAAGGCAACCCTGCTGGTTCTACACTTTATAGTTTTAAACCTATTATCAGTGAGTCCTTGTCTTTTGATGGGGATGACATGAAAGCTGCCCATGCTGTGCAAGGCGTAGATAGACTTGCCAAAGCACCTATGTCTGTTACTAAACAAAAGAGACCTCCTAAAACAAAGTCAATATCTCAATACGAAATGTTTGACCGTTTTAATACTGGGATTGTTGCTCCTAACCCTGAGGTAGCTGCATATGAAGCAGAGGCTGCAGACCTACGTGCTTCTTTTCCGTATAGAGCTTCAGCCACTGTACTTGGTGAGCCAGACCTAAGACCTAACATGCCTATATACCTAGACGGCATTGGCTCAACCTATAGCGGATATTGGGTAATCTTAGGAACCCAACATAAGGTCATTGAAACAGAACGCGACGTATTTTCTTATGTAACTGAGTTATATCTAGGTGCTGATTCTCTAGGTAAGGCTATAAGTTTTGGTGGAACTTTAGTAAGCCGCCCTCCATCAACAAAGATAAGAAAAGTTACCCCTGGAATTAAACAAACTAAAAAAGTCCCAAGGTCTAAAATCATTAGAAACAGTGTTCCATCAAATAAACGAAACACGGTAAGCTTTGGTAAGATAGGAAACCGAACAAAACCAGCAGCTAAAGTAGCAGCGCCATCTTTATGGAAAACAACAACTCCTATTAAAAAAGTAACGTTTGTAGAAAAAAGAAGGCCACTTCAGGTCACTAAACGATTGCAGAAAAAGGCTAGTTAATGGATGAGTTAAAGTTCTATGGTATCTATCAAGGTATCTGCGCTGACGTTGACGACCCAGAAAACGATAGCCGTATTAAACTTCAGGTTCCTCAAGTTATGGGGCAAGAGGTTACAGAGTGGGCTAGACCATGCCTTCCAGTAATTGCTAACTCTAACCACCCTGACCATAAGAAGCACTTAGCAGCTGAGGTAGCTGCTTTGCTTAATGCCCATGGAGACCACGCTGTATCTGTATCAGGTACCTCTGGACCAGCCACAGTCAGCACCTTTGGTTCCCACACCCACACCTTTAGTGCTACCCAGACTTTAACTCATACTAATAATCACACAGGTAACAACCTTAGCCTTGACCATGAGCATGAAACGGATGCTGATAAAGATGAAAAATGGAATGATGACCAGGAGACAAACCAGACTCCTGAGCATACACCCCATAGACTTGTACCTAGAGTTGGTCAAAAGGTGTGGGTTATGTTTATAGGTGGAGACCCTAATTATCCAGTGTGGATGGGAGTTGAGTTAGATGGCTGAACAACGCGCTATATCTCTACCCTTTTCTTTTAACAGTGCTGGGGAAATTGCATACACAACAGACCTTAGAAAAATTATTCAAGACCGAGTTGTATTAGCTGTAATGACTAGCTTTGACGAGCGTGTAATGCGACCTAACTTTGGTACGGACGCGCAAAAAGCAGCTTTTGAAAATGAAAATGATGCTATAGAACTTGTATCTGAATCAGTTGCTGGATGTTTTAGCACTTGGTTTTCGTACCTTACTTTAATAAGGGTAACTGCAAACGTTGTTAATGATGCATTAGAATGTACTATTTTTTATAATAAAAATGGAGAAGGCATTATTGATTCATTAAATATAAAAACACAACTGCTTACACGAGCAGGGGAACTTATAAGGGAGATAAGATAAAATGGCTGATAATTTTGTACCTCAGGTGGACTACACCTCTAGAGACTATGAAGCTATAAGAGCAGATTTAATAAGTCTTATTCCTAACTTTGCACCTAAGTGGACTAACCGCGACCCTGCAGACTTTGGCATGGTTATGATTGAGCTGTTTTCATACATTGGAGACGAACTAAACTTTTATATTGACCGCTCTCTTAACGAGTCTTTCTTATCTACAGCCAGTCAAAAAGCTAGCGTACTTCAAATTGCAAAAATTCTTGGTTACATTCCTACGTCAGCGTCACCTTCTACCGTCCTTCTTACTTTTCAAAACTCAACTGCTAACCCAATTACTGTACCAAAAAGCACACAGGTAGCAACAAGCGTAGTAAACAATGGTCAAAGAACTCAGGTAGTGTTTGAAACTGACGCTGCTATAACAGTTCCAGCAAAAGCTGGAACAATAAATGGTTCTCAAACGGTTAGAGCAACTCAAGGTGAGACAGTAGTTAACGAAGTTATTGGAGTTTCTGACGGCGGACCTAATCAAATTTTTGAGTTAGCACAAAGTCCTGTTATCAATGGTAGCGTTTCAATAGTTGTTTCTGGAGTTAACTACTCACAAGTTTCATATCTAATTGACTATCAGGAATTTGACCCCGTATTTACAGCAGAGGCTGACGCTGAAGACGTTACATTTGTAACATTTGGAGACGGTATCAGTGGTCGAGTTCCACCTAATGGAGCTCAAATTGTTGCTACCTATCGTGTAGGTGGCGGCGTTCAAGGCAACGTATCAGCTAACACTATTAAGTTTATTCTTACTAATCAAACAACAGGATTAACTGTTGTTAATCAAACTGTTGGACAAGTATCAGGAGCTGCTACTGGTGGCGCTGACCCAGAAACAACAGATTCTATTAGAATAAATGCTCCGCTAAGTATTAGAGCATTAAGTCGCGCTGTATCTTTAGCAGACTATTCTTCTTTAGCTGTACAGGTACAAGGAGTAGCTAAAGCTATTTCTATTGCTGAGGTCTACAGCAGTATTACTATCTATTTGGCTCCTTACGGAGACTCTGGACTTCAATCCGATGGCTTAACTGCATCAACAGTTTTTAATAACCTAGTTGAAAAAGTCTATGCGTTCTTCTCGGATAAAACTCCTCCAGGAACAACCCTTACTTTCCAACCTCCTAAGTATGTACCAGCGCAAGTTAAACTTGATTGTGTGTTACTTCCTCAATACGTTAAAGCTAAGGTTACAGCTGATATTCAATCTGCTATTGAAAGCCTATTTGATTTTGATAACGTGGCTTTTAACGACCGAATTAACTTACAAGATTTACTAAGCTCTGTTAATGCTGTGCCTGGCGTGTCAAGAGTAGCTGTGTCTAAGCTAGTACGTTCAGATGAAGAGCAAACTTTTACTATTAACAACAAAGTGCTTACAAGTAACGTAGCAACACTTACTACTTCAGCTACCCACAATTTATCTGTTGGTCAGACTGTGTTGATTACAAATGTAGATGCCACATTTAATGGCACATATGTTATTACAGCTACTGCTCCAACAACGTTCAGCTATGTATGTATTGCAACTGCAGTTCCTACTACAGCTGTTGGTGGGTCGACTGCAAAAGTCACAGTTCTTACAGTTAGAGACATCATCTGCTCTACTAATGAGTTGCCTCAATTAGGTACTCTAGAATTAACTACAACTGGAGGCATCGAATAAGATGTCACGTTACGGCCTTGATTACTATAGCTCTCCCAGTTTTCCTTTAAGCTACTACGGTAGTGATAACCCCTTAACGTTTGATGCCTCTCCAGTTACAGCCACGTCCTCTAATTATTTAGAGATAACCCTTAAATGGTCTGTACCAATTGGTGACTGGGACCAGATGAAAATTATGAGAAGTCCTTACGGATTTCCAGTAAACATAACAGATGGTATAAATGTATTCTCTACTTTAAAGATAGAGAATGATGATTCCTATGTTGATAGAGCAACTTTAGAAAAACCAAAGTTTTACTACTATTCTTTATTTGTACGTGAAACAACTCAAAATACGTGGGTGTTAGCAGGTAAAGTAATTGGGTTTGCTGTACCTAACTACGGTGGTGGAACTCGCCTCTATGACTTAATGCCAAAAATTACAAAATTAACAACTCCCTACGTAGCATCTATTCCTGATGAAAACAATGATTTAAAAGAGTTCTTATCTTTATTTGGCTATCAGTTTGACTACATTAAGGGAACTGTTGAAACATTGTTTGAACGATATAACTTTGAACAAATGTCTAATACAGTCATTCCCCTTTTATTAAATCAATTTGGAGTTACTTTTGAACCTGAAATTGGGTTTCAAAACTCTAGAGTTTTAGTACGTGACTCATTACAGTTATCAAAAGAAAAAGGTTCATCTCAGGGCATTAGACAATACGTTAAAGCGTTTACGGGATGGGCATGCCCTTCCCCAATTGATGGGTCTGTTCACCCTGTAGTAGAAGGTATCAAAACAAGTCACAACCTTATGCTTGATTACAACGACTCCTCATTTGAAGAGGGGGTCGGGCGTTGGGCTTCTAGTGACGGTAGCGGAACCTTGCGTCATATTAAAAAAGATATTGTTAACTCTTTCTTTGTAAACTCTAATACTGTTCACTTAAACATTGGAGTAAACGGGTATACCGTAGGTGACTTTGTAACTTTGAGTGGCTTTAAAATTCCTAAGTTTAATTCTATAACTCCTGTTGCTATTACGGGCTCAGACCCTACAGGTATTGACGTAAATATTGTGGCTCCTAATATCGCATTAGTTTCTGCGTTTAATCCAGATACTCAAAGCTACCCAATTGTTACCCCGTACCCAGAAGCCCGTAATGAACCCACTGCCCCTGCTTTATACCCAAACAAGCAAAATGGGTATCTTTCATTAGGTAACGCTGGTTCTAGTGCTGCAGTTGTTACTATTAACTGCGGTTCGTCTAATCCTATTGTCTATGGAATTCCAGTAACCTCTGGAGACCAATACACGTTTAGCGCCTATTCGGCGGCTAGCGTAACTTCTAGAACTTTTACCGCAGGCATTAGCTGGTACGACCGCCTCGGCACTTTTATGGCTACAACTACAGGTAGCTCTGTATCTAACGTTGCAGGCTCTTTCTCTGCAAGAGGAACAGTTTCAGCAAATGCTCCATGTAATATTACCTTTAACCCATATAACAGCACTGCTGGAACAGGGTATGTAGATGGTACATACGCAAACGTTCCTTTAACTTATGTGTCTGGAAAACAACCCTCAACTCTTCCACGAGTTAACGTTACTATCTTTAATGGAGCTGTGATATCTATTGCCGTTATTAACGGTGGTAAAGGCGCTGATACAACTACAGTATTTACTTTAAATAAAACAGATATTGGAAGCGCTACTGGTTCTGGATTCCTTGTTACAACTAAACTTGTTCAAGAGTCTTACTACGCTGTACCTGTTCTTACAGTGTCTAACGTAGCAAACGCCGCATCTAACGAACATCACTACTTTGACAACTGTCAATTTGAACAGGCTAGCAGTGTTACTGACTTTGATGAAGCTCGTCAAGCTCACATTACTCTTAAAGCTAATCGTATAAACGAGCTAGTTAATCCTACGTTCTTTAATGTAAGCAGTACTTTTCAACCTTGGTCATTAGTTAACGGAACTATTACACGACCATCTGATATACCAACAGTTACATCAACAGCAGCTGGTCTTGTAACTCTTAGGTCTTTTACTAACAACACTCAATACATGAAGATTTTCTACCCTAGCTCTTCTTACACATTTAGCTTATACGTTAAGGGTGGAACTCAAACTAGCGGTAGTGGTTCTGTAAACATCTTATGGTACGACTCATCAAAGACTCTATTGTCTACTAGCACTCAAGCTATGACATTTACCAACGCTGACTACTCGCGTCCAAGTGTTTCTGCCTTAGCCCCAGCTACGGCAGCCTACGCAACTGTTAGTTTAACTTGGACAGCAAGCGCATCTTCTAGAACTGTTTTGGTTAAAGAAGCACTTTTTGAAAACTCTGGTTTAGTACTAGATTACTTTGATGGCACTAACGGTCGCATCATCCCAGGGCAGGACCTGTTCTGGGAAGGCTCAACCCCTAACCAAGGGCGTAGCCACTACTACAAGAATCGCGTGGCTATCCAGGTTCGTATAACCAAGGGAGCTTTGGAAGAGTGGATTACTAGCGGCTCCACCTACGCGATATACCTAGCACAGCCAAATACGTAGTAGGATAGGCTCATGCTTGAGCTACTTCTTATTGGATGCTTTACAGGGTTCTTCCTAGCTTCTATACGTTCCTTGTTAGATGTGCTTAGTATTTTTATTGGCATTCAAATATTAAATGCTGGATTCTCTATTTTGTTCTCAGCAGTAGCTGTGTATTTAGTTGAAGTTTCAACTACTAAAAGCTACATCCTCTACACCATAGCGGGAGCATTCCTAGGGGCAGCTTTACTAGCCCTTGTAGAGAGGGTAGCCACCTATAGACCTGCCGTAATTAATAGCGCCCGCGACGAATAGGTGTAGTATGTGGGCCACCTAAGGAGGTCCACATGGACAAGTACTATGTACTGGTAGCAGGAAACGGTGCGACAAGTCGCGCAAACATTGAGGCACTAATGGAAGACCATTACTATGCCAATGGTGCAGATGGCATTGTTGTTATGCCAATCTTTGGTAACCCAACGCCTTCCCAAGTTTTTGCTGCACAGTATGCAAAAGAAAAAAACAAAGAGGTTGTTTACATAGCATCGGAAGGCGCTAACCTAACTAACCTTCCCGCTGGTTCTATGATTAATGACCCAGACCCAATTAACAAGGCTGTTGAAATAATTGTGGGAGAAAAGGCAACGGCGCTTCTTCTATGGTCTGATGAAGATAATACTTCTCTAGACATCCTAGTTGCATGTAAGAAAGCTGAGATTAAATGCTTTGACCTTACCGATGGCCTAGTCCCAATCAATCCATCTGCTGATATTAAAAAGGCAGAGGTGATTAACTTCCCAGAGAAAGAACAAGTGACCGCAAAGGAGATAGAGGAAGATGCCGCGGAGGAAGAAGAAGGCAGTGAAGAAGAAGATGACGAAGAGTACGAAGACGAAGAAGAAGACGACGACGAAGGTCTTGAGAATCTCTACGCGGGGGTCGAAGAGATAGCCCGCATCTTTGCCCGCGCTTTCAAGGAGGAATTTGGCCGTAATGACACAGATACACCTAAGCCCTAAGGCTTTGGGGCTACTCCTACACGTGTACGCACAAGGGGCCTCAGGAGGCTCCAAAGGCCTCTCAGAGGCTCTTGGGGTGGGTAAGGACTACGTTCTATCAGGTTTGATAGAACTACGCTCTAACGACCTTGTAGCCTTGACTAAAGGGAATTACAACGGGAACTTTTGGTCCACTGTGGAGATTACCCAAAAGGGTATTGACATCCTCAAGAAACATATGAAGGATGGGAAGAACCGTAGCGGAAAACCCGCAACGGTACCGTTGCGGAAAACCCGTCCCTCTATATCACAGAATAGCTCTCTAGCTAATTATCCTAATAGCATAGAGGCATATTCTATTAACCAAGGGGACGCACTCCATGCGTCCCATAAAGAAACAGAAGAATTTATCGAAGGAGTCGACATGTGGCTAGACCCAGATGACTTAGCAGCAGAGATAGAAAAAGACCTTAAGCGCAAGGCTGAGGAACGCACAGAGGCTAAGAAGAAGAAGCACACTGACCGCCAAAAGATTAGAGCTTCACGTCCCGTTGAGAAGTGGACACCTACGGATGTAGTTAATTACTTTGCGGAACTGGTTAAGAATGTGTGGCACATTAGTGAGGTTACTACCAACCAGCGTCCCGCGTTTATTAGCGCTATGAAAAATTTCCGTGCAGATTTTGGTACTACTGGCGATATTGAAAAAGAAATTCTTGACCGTTGGATTGATAGTCAGAAGCACGATACAGATAAGCGAAGCCCTGATGCTCTCTTCTTTGGTTTTATAAAGTATGCTCCCACAATGTTGGAAGAAGCAAAACGTGCACTGGCGCCAGAAGACTTATCACGTGTAGAGTCTGTTAAAGCAAAGCGTCGTGCACAGTTAGGGGTTGAGTGATGTACAAACTTGAAGACCAAAAGGTTCGTCGTCGTTCATGGATTAAAGCTGCTGGCATACCAAAGGCTCGTCTAGGTTGGACAGTGGATGATTGCAAAGACACTGACAAAGACGATATTGCAGATATTAAAAGTTGGCTTAAAACTTTTAACAAAGGTGAGAACGTCCGTGCTTCTTCTAGTAAGGATTGCGGTAAGGGGTTGTTGCTAGCTGGAAAGCCTGGTCGTGGAAAGTCAACAGTGGCTGCATCTATTATCCAGACCATCATGCTCAACTCCCCTATCGAAGCTTTTGATGTTGAGGAGGGTGGCGTTTTAATACGTCCTTGCTACTTTATGACCTTTAATGACGTTTTGGCCCTACAAGGTCGCATGATGGATAGCCCGACAGACTGGGAGGAGGTCCTCTACTATGGTGTCTTAGGCGAAGCGCATGACTCCTATAACATCCGAGTCCTAGTGATAGACGATGTAGGTAAGGAACACGCTAGCCTAAGCGGATGGCAGAAGAATGTGTTGCACCACGTACTACGTACACGGTTCAATCAAGGGCTGCCAACCATAGTGACCACTAACGTCTTGCTTGACGATTGGAGTAGTCTTTACGGAGACGCTACCGAAAGTTTTGCCAAGGAAGCATTCTTATATTATGAAATGGTTACTAACAAAGGAGACCTACGAGAATGAGCAAGGTAATGGATACTAAACTTGTACAAGTATTTCTAAGTCAATCCCAGACCCCTGGTCCAGGAATCTTTGAAGTATCTGTCGATGACGACAACAAGTTTTATTGCACATGCCAAGGCTACAAAGGTCGTAGTACATGTAAGCATGTTAAGTTTGTACAAGCCCGTGTTAAATCTAACGGTGGAGACAATTACCCACTAGAGTTCTCTAGTCGTGCTACTAAAGACGATGTGTTTAAAGCTAAACAGTCCAAGGAAGACTTCCGTGACTTTGTAATTCGCTTCGGTAAGATAGAAGTCTTTTAAATGAAGCACGGGGATATCAGTAACGAACTCCCCAAAAGGTTGTTAGTTACAACAGACCTGATTATGGATGTAGAAGTTTCCGTTAAGCGGAAGCTTTTAATAATCCCATCAGTAAAAATAAATAAAAAGTTTAGACGCGATATTTTAAGCTATCTATATTTATATACATCCCGTGCAGGGGTGACGCTTGAACTTGTGTCTTACAACTTAGACGAAGAAAATTTATCTGAAGCTATGGACCTACTTGACAAGATGGGTACCAATCCCTTTAGATACTTTACGGCATACGAATCGGTTAATCATTTGGTCAGCGAACTTCCCTATAGACCTGAAGTTGTTGGCGTTGTTGATGTAGACTCGCGCCTCTTACAATACGGTCGATGGGGAAGGACATTTAAGGAACTATGAACAATGAAGCAAAGTTACTAAGTAAAGTACTTGCAGACCGCAACCTAGCCCCATTATTTGATAGAGGCGTAAACGACAGTTGGTTTGTTGACCCTGATGTAAAACGTGTATGGATATTTACACGACAGCATTTCTTTAACTATGCAGAGTGCCCAAGCCTTGATGTTATCTCGGGTAACTTCCCTGCTTATAAGTTGTTGGAAGTAAATGACAGCGTTGATTATTTAATTGACACTGTAATCTCAGACCGACGTAAGGCTGCGACCATTAATATGATGGATGAAACCATCAATATTTTGGAAAAAGAAAAAGACCATGAAAAGGCTTTACTTGTTATTCAAGGTAACCTAGCCAAGCTAGAAGAAGACGGCCTTAGTAAGACCAGCGACCTAGACCTTACTGATAACGCACTAGAGCGTTTCAATGAGTACGAGTTTAGAAAGAACAACCCAGGCATGCTTGGCGTTCCTACTGGTTTTCCTACTATGGACCAAGCGACTAACGGCTTACAAGATGGTCAGCTAATTGTTATCGTTGCTCCACCTAAGACAGGTAAATCAACTCTTGCTTTGCAGGTTGCACAGAACATCCACATGCAGGATAAGTGCGTAATGTTCCAGTCATTTGAAATGAGTAACCATGAACAGCAAACTCGTTACGATGCTATGCGTTCACGCGTATCACACACACGTTTGTTAACTGGTACTTTATCTGCAGAAGACGAAGCAAGATACAAGCAGAAGCTTAAATCATTAGAGAACATGCGTAAGAAGTTCTGGTTAGTGGACTCCGCTAACGGTTCTACAGTCTCTGGTATTGCTAACAAGATTCAGGTTCTACACCCAGACATCGTGTTCATTGACGGTACTTACCTTATGATTGATGAGCAGTCTGGAGAGCAGAACACCCCACAGGCAATCACTAACATCACCCGTTCGTTAAAGCGCATGGCGCAGCGTTACAAAGTTCCAGTAGTTATCTCTACTCAGGTACTTAATTGGAAGATGAAGAAGGGGCAGGTAACTGCTGACTCTATTGGTTACTCATCTTCTTTCCATCAGGACGCTGACGTTATCTTTGGTTTACAGCGAGAAGACGAGAATGTAGATGACACCCGTGTACTTAAGATTCTTGACTCACGTAACTCTGGTCGCGTAGACGTATCACTCCTATGGGACTGGGGCACAGGTACGTTTAGAGAGATTGATGCAAGTGATATCTAATGACCATAGAGGAGATGAAAGACACCCTTGTTAGTTTAGGTCTTAACGTCAACGATACTCGTGGCGATGAGATTCAGATTAACTGTCCTGCTCATAAAGAGCGCACAGGCAAAGAGGATAGGAACCCATCGTTATGGATAAATGCTGATAGTGGCGCGTTCATATGTTTCTCTTGTCAGTGGAAAGGAAACATCTACACACTTATAGAGCAGGTTGGTGGTGTAGCTGGTGGTGGTAATTTAGATTTAGCAGCAAAAGTTGAGTCATCTTTGCGTTCTCGTTTTCAACGTCTTACAAACCTCAAAGACCAAAAGCAAGAAGAGCCAGTTATTATCCACGAGTCTATGCTCAGTGCATTTAAAGGAGTGCCTGGCGCTACATGTTTGACTAGAGGATTGTTACCAGATTTAGTTTGGAAGTATGGCGTACGTTGGAACTCCACTGACAAGTCTTGGATTATTCCTATTAGAGACCCGCTAACTAATAAGCTTATGGGATGGCAGGAGAAGGGTCATGACCGACGCATCTTTAAGAACACTGCTCGTGTAAAGAAGGGCGATGCTTTATTTGGCTACGACCTGTACGAAGGCGGAGACATGATTGTTGTTGAGTCACCACTAGATGTCATTCGCTTAGCTTCTGTGGGCTTCCCAGGGGGCGTAGCGGTCTATGGATGCATAGTCTCTAATGTGCAGTTTAATTTAATTCGCGGTGGGGAACGTGTAATTTTTGCAATGGACAATGATAAGGCTGGTAATGAGGCTACCCGTGACCTGCTTAAGAGGGCAAAAGAGTACGGTCTTGAATGCTGGTTATTTAACTATTCTCAGACAGATATGAAAGACGTTGGCGGAATGTCTCAAGCTGAGATAGTCTGGGGACTTGAGAACGCTACCCACATGTTAAGGAGTTGAGATGATTATCGGATTAACTGGATACGCACAATCAGGTAAAGACTCAGTTGCTAACATTCTTGTAGAAAATTACGGATACAAACGTATTGCTTTTGCAGACCCTATTCGCAAACTTCTTTATGAGATGAACCCTACAGTTAAAGATGGTGGGTATAGAGTTCAAGGAGTTGTTGATGGTTACGGTTGGGACGTTGCTAAGACTGCTTTTCCAGAGGTTCGTAATATGTTACAGAGCCTAGGAGTTGGCGCTCGCAAAACTTTTGGAGATATGTTTTGGGTAAAGCAGGCTTTAAGTGAGCTTCAATTGTTTGGAGAAGTTAACTATGTTATTACTGACGTTAGGTATCCAAACGAAGCTAAGGCTATTAGAGATTATGATAACTCACAGATTTGGCGCATAAAGCGCAGTGGGGTTATCCCAGTAAACGCCCATGCATCAGAGACAGCCATGGATGGGGAAAAGGTTGACCAAATATTCCTTAACAACGGTACCCTTGATGACCTTAAAGTTTTAATTAATACAAGAATGAGAGCATACATATGATTATGGAGTATGGGTCCTGGGTCCTTGCTGTTATAGGTGTCGGGGGAATTTACTTTGTTGGACGTAAAACTATTTGGGGCTGGCTAGTTCTTCTTTTTAACGAGGTTTTGTGGATTGGTTACGCGTTAACTACTGACCAGTATGGATTTATCTTTTCTGCTCTTGCCTACGCTCTTGTCTATATTAGGTCTTACATTCATTGGTCTAAAGATAGAGTTAACGAGATACCACTGTGACTTTTAAAGGGACCCTACTTCCATATCAACCTGAGGCTGTAGACCGTATGGTTGAACGCCACAAGGTGCTAGTCGCCTATGACCTAGGTCTTGGCAAGACTGTTATTACTATTGCAGCCATAGAACGTTTGATGGATGAGAACAAAGTTACAGAGCCAGGTCTTATAATCTGTCTATCCTCATTGAAGTATCAGTGGGCTAATCAGATTGAGAAATTTACCGATGGAACTTCTAAAGCTTTGGTCATTGATGGAACGCCGAAGAAAAGAGCAGAGCAATATGCTAAAGCCATGGACTGGCACAACTCGGGGGTCGATTACATCATTCTTAACTATGAGCAGGTTGTTAATGACTGGGATACCATCAAAGAACTACCACGAGGATTTGTTGTCCTTGACGAAGCCACAGCCATTAAATCTTTTAAATCCAAACGCTCCAAAGCAGTAAAGAGGTTAATCAATGCTAAATATAGATATGCACTCACTGGTACTCCGATTGAAAATGGCAAGCCTGAAGAGCTGTATAGCATTATGCAGTTTGTTGACGCCAGCGTACTTGGTAGGTTTGACATCTTTGACTCTGCTTTTATTGTAAGAAACTCGTGGGGCGCACCACAGTACTACCGTAATCTTTCTACCCTACACACTAGGATGAAAGAGGTCTGCGTACGTAAAGCACAGAAAGACCCAGACGTAGCGCCGTATCTTCCTGACACTATTCACAAAGACCCAATCAAAATTGTATTTGATAGAGCGTCTTCAAAGTTGTATACACGTATTTCACAGGACCTATTAGCTGACCTTGACGAAGCGCAAGATTTGTTTGGTTCTAACTTTAATGTTATGGCGCACTATGGCATGGAGTCTACGCGTGGCGGACCACAAGACGAGATGCGTGGAAAGATTATGTCTAAGATTGGAGCACTTAAAATGCTCTGTTCACATCCAGAGCTATTAAAAAGTAGCGCTGCAAAATTTAAATTAATGTCAGGAGAGGGTTCTGCTTATGTCACTGAACTGGTTGATGGGGGTCTTCTTGATAGTGTTGGTAACTCGCCTAAGCTTGACTATCTTACTCAGTACGTTAAAGACTTCCTGGACCAGAATCAAGAAAACAAAGTAGTTATATTTGCCACCTATGTAGACATGCTTGACAAGATTGCCGAGGCTCTAGGGCCAGAGCAGTGCCGACTATATTCAGGGAAACTAGATGCTAAGACTAAAGAAGATAACAAAGTTGCTTTTAATAACGACCCTACTGTTCGTGTTCTTATTTCTTCCGATGCTGGCGGTTATGGTGTAGACCTACCTGCAGCCAACATGCTGGTTAACTATGACCTACCATGGTCATCAGGAACAGCCACACAGCGTAACGGTCGTATTAAACGTGCGTCTTCAACATGGCCTTCAATTGTAATCCAAGATATAGTTATCTCAGGGTCTATTGAAGAGCGTCAATGGGAAGCCCTACAACAAAAGAGTTCTATTGCTAATGCCATCATTGATGGCGAAGGCGTAGATGATGATGAAACTAAGGTGTCAATGTCTGTAGGAAGTTTAAAAACTTTCTTACAGTCATCAGATGTTTAGTGCCCCATAGCTCAGTTGGCAGAGCATCGCACTGTTAATGCGAGTGTCCCTGGTTCGAGTCCAGGTGGGGCAGCTATGCGGTTGTAGCTCAGTTGGTAGAGCGGCACCTTGCCAAGGTGCAGGTCGCGAGTTCGAGCCTCGTCAACCGCTCCATTCCCCATTCGTCTAATTGGCAGGACAGCTGATTCTGGTTCAGCGAGTCGAGGTTCGAGTCCTTGGTGGGGAGCTTTTACACCCAACATCTCCCGTTGGGTGTGTACACTTATACAATGCCAAACGCACCTAAGACTCCAACGCGTACCATCCGCGTATCAGACCAGCTATGGACTGCTGTCCAAAAGAAAGCTGCAGCTGAGAAGATTACGGTTACTAGCATCATTATTGAGGCGCTAGAAACCTATATTAAAGAAGACTAATCAAATGGGAAAACACCACGATAAGATTGCTAAGGCTTTAGAACAACGCCAGGCAGCTACTCCTAACGGAGCTGGCTACAAGAAGCCAGGTTCTATGAATAAAAAGAAAACAGGTTACAGAGGTCAACGCGCCAAGAGCGCTAAATAACTTGACAGCCTTATAGGCACCCACTAAGTTAGACCTAACAACCTAAACGTTAGGAAACTTATGAATCAAGATGCCGTAGTAGAAGATGTAAAACAGTTTACAGTTCTCAAAGACCAAATTACACAGCTGACAGAACGTCAGACAATTATTAAAAAGCGTCTCACCGAAACCATTGATGAGTTTGGTGTAGAAGACGAAAAGGGTCACATTGTTCTTAACTACAATGAAGACCAGCAGATAATGAAGCAACGTCGTGTATCTAAAAACTTAGACCTTGCTGCTGCAGAAATTATTCTTAACAAAAAAGGTATTAAAGATACCTGCATCAAAATGATTCCCACTCTTGATGAGTCAGCAATCATGGCTGCGTTTTATAACGGTCACCTGTCAGAAGAAGACATTGATACGATGTTCCCATCTAAGGTAAGTTACGCGTTCATCGTAGGAAAGTAAATGACTGATAAGATTGACAACTTCTTATCTGATTTGGATGAGTATTATCCAAACAGCAAACGCAAGCGTCGCGTAAAAGAAGAGAAGGTAAATAAAAAAGATTCTGATTGGACCATCAATCCAATTAAGAAGACGTTACCTAATGGTAGGGACATGGAGTTCTACACCATTGGTGCGTTAGCGGTAGCGCTAGGTCGCCCACTTGTTACTATCCGTTACTGGATGAAAGAGGGCTACCTACCTGCTCCCTCTTATCGCTTAGGTGATAAGAAAGATGCCACGGGAAAGGAAATCAAAGGCCGTAGGTTATATTCACGGTCCCAGATTGACGCAGCAGTTACATTGTTTGGAAAGGCTGGCGCCCTAGATAAAACTAGGATAAAGTGGCCTAACCAGCAATTGACTGATGCAATTGCAGAGGCGTGGAGTAACATCCGCGCAGAAGAAACTAAATAAAAACCACTAAAACAAAGGAAACAAATGGCTATCAATAGAACAGATGAATACATGCCTGCTACTGATGACTTTACAATCGACGCAGTTGTCGAGGGTCGTCCAGAGCAAGCAACATCTTCAGCAGTACAATCAGGTTGGGACGCAGCAGATAAGCTCTCAACTTCTTCAGGTGATTTCCCAACAGAGTTTAAGTTCACTGATGGTGAGTTCACAGTAATTAAGTTCATCGACCAAAACGGTCCCTTCGCAATTTACAAACAACACTTCCTACAGCAAAAAACTGTTGGTAAGCGTTCATACGTTTCTCTTGGGGCTAACGACCCACTGTGCACAAAGCTTGGCAGCAAGCCTGAAGACAAGCGAGCATTTACAATTGCCGTTATTACACCCTCAGGTGTACAACGTCAGATGTTAATTGCAAGCCCACGTCTGTATAAGACACTTCACTCTGCAGAGTTTTCACCACAAGGTCCATTGACCAAGAACTACTGGGCAATCAGCCGTACAGGCAAGATGCAACAGACTGTTTACAACCTTAACTCAATCAAGCCACGCGACCTCCTAGAGGACTGGGGCATTGATGAGAAGATGGCAGAAGATGGCGTAGCAGCTATCAAGCCTTTCGAGCGCTCTGTAATTAAAGAGCACACTTGGGAAGAGCTTGAAGAAATTGCCAACTCCCTTCTCTAATTTCTAGTAGTAGGCTGGGGGCAACACGTGCTAAGACCCCCAGCCTTCTTCTATTTAAGGAACCCATGAACATTATTACGACTAAAGAACAGTTAGATGAGATGGTGGCTTACTATCTTAAGCAGGACGCTTATGCGTATGACTGCGAAACAGTAGGTCCACGCCGTGGAGTTACAGTAGTTAATGAAGTGCTGTGGTTAAGCTTTGCTACACATGGTCGTGGAGATGTAATCCCAATGGGGCATCCCAACGGTGAGTTTATTGAAACTATACGTCCGCTTACAGGACAAGGACAGAAGCGCAAAGATAAAGGTTTAGAAGTACGCGATGCGGATTATTCTGCTGACGATAAGAAAGCCACGCAGGTTTTTGGCCCAGCCCCACAACAGCTATACCCAACAGAGGTATTTAAGGCTTTAGAGCCATTGTTTTTTAATGAAGAGATTTTAACTATAGGTCACAACTTAGTCTTTGACCTTACATCTGTAGCAAAATACCTAGGTGGACGTATACCCGCAGGTCCTTACTTTGACACAATGGTTGGTTCGTTTATCTACGACAATCGCAATAAGAACAAGTGTGGTTTAGATGATTGCCTAGAGCGTGAGCTTGGCTACAAGATGACTAAGGGTGTCGGAGCACAGGTGGAGATACACGCCTTTGACATTGTTGCTAAGTATGCTTACTTAGATGCTAAGTACACCTTTGCTCTATGGAAGGTAGTAAAAGAAAAGATTAATGCTGCAGATGTAGATAACATTATGAAGCTAGAGATGGACGTGTTAGAGGTCCTTTGTCATATGAAGTTAGCGGGTGCTCCTATTGATGAGAACGCGTTATCTGAGTTACATCAGCAATTAGAAAAAGATATTGAAGCAACAAGGGAGACTATCTACTCAGTTGCTGGTCGTGTATTTAACCTTAACTCTAATCCAGAGAAGCAAGAGTTGTTGTATACCTCTAAGGATATGGGTGGTCGTGGATTAAAGCCTAAGGTTCTTACAGGCAAGGGTATTAAGAAAGACATGGAAGGTAGAGAGTTAGAAGTATCTGACTTTTCTGTATCAGCAGAGGCGCTTGAGCCTTACCGTGAGAAAGACCCATTAGTAAAAGCGTTGCTAGAGTACGCAGACCTTAACAAGTTATTAAGCACATACGTAATTCCATATTTAGGAGGAGAAGTTGTACGAACAACAGGTGGAAAATCTAAGATTGAAGTTAAAGACAGCCTCCTCGTCGAAGGCCGTTTACACTGCGACTTCATACAACATGGGGCAGAGACGGGTCGTTTCTCTAGCCGTAACCCAAACTTACAGAACGTACCAAATCCAGCCACAGCTCACGGAAAAGCTATCCGAAACCTCTTCTACGCTCCAGAAGGTTACAAGTTAGTAGTTGCTGATTACTCACAGATTGAGCCACGAATCATTGCGTCTATGTCTCAAGACCCTATTATGTTAAAGAACTACAGGGATGGTAGCGACATCTATACAACTGTTGGTGATGTTATGGGTGTTAACCGTCAGGGCGGTAAGACATTAGTTCTTGCTATGGCGTATGGCGTAGGCCCAGAAAAGATTGCTCGTTCTATCGGGTGTTCTATTACAGAGGCTAAGAATCTGCTCAGTGACTTTGCTGTTAAGTTTGCAAACATTAATCGGTACAGGATTAAAGTTATTGGCGCTACCAAGGTCAAGAACTATGTCACCACTATTATGGGTCGTAAGCGCTATATCCCTGAGATTAACTCTAGGAACTTTGGGGAGAGGGGTAGTGCTGAGCGTCAGGCGTTTAATACACGTATTCAAGGCTCTGCTGCTGACATCATGAAGCTTGCTATGATTAGGGCACATCAGATGATTCCAAAAGAATCACACATCCTATTGACAGTGCACGACGAACTGGTCACCATTACACCTGACCATCTAGTTGATGAAACAAAAGAAGCTATTAGAGAAGCGATGGAAGGAATCAATATGCTAGACGTACCGTTGATTGCAGACGTTAAGGTCGTACAACGGTGGGGAGAAGCCAAGTGAGTTTCTTTGACCGTTTTAAAAAAAGAGAAGATAACTTTGAGATATTTACTAGAGATATTCCTCTTAGCACCATACTTCGTTGGTATATCTATGACACAGAGTTAGGAGAACCTAACGAGGTTGTAGAAATCATGGGCCTTAATAGGGCTAGTGAAGAAGGTGACGAGAAAGAGCGTGAAGACTCTGATAAGCGCATGGATAACATCGCCTACCTACTTTCCTACTTAAACGCTATGGCTGATATAGCAGCGGATGTTATTACAGGCTTACAAGTAGACGAGATTACTAAAGACAACCCCAATAACTCTGAAGAAATTGAGCGTGAATTAGACACTATGCGGGTGCTGTATAAAGTTGTCAGCTTATCCGCTATCATGGGAGCCTTCGCTTCGGCTATGGAAATAGGTTTAATTGAGCCAGGCGATATACAGAAGACCGAGTGGGAGAATCGAGTACTAGATGAGCAGTAATTGGTGGGCAAATAAGTTAGGCACACAAGCACCACAGCAAGCAGCCCCAACACCACAGTACGTAGCGCCACAACCTGCTACATATGTGCAGCCTTCTCAACCACAGTATCCACCTACACAGCAAGCAACGCCGCAAGCAGAGCGTTGCCCAGGATGTGGCAGCGGAAACTACGGTGGTGCAACACCCGAGTCACGTAAGCGATGCTACGATTGCGGATACCCAATTACTCAAAGTGGTTCAGGTATGGGTAAAGGTGTTGTAGGTAATCAAGGTGGAGGACCTACTCAAGCAGCAAAGCAAGTTTCATCTGGTGGATTTAACCCAACTACAATCATTGGACACATTTAATGAATGCTGAATTAACTAAACTAATAACAAAGATTAATAAGAAGTACGGCTCTGACACCATAGTTATTGGTTCAGAGATTACCGAAGGCATTGGTCGTTTGACTACTGGCTCGGTGTCATTAGATGTAGCCCTAGGTGGTGGGTGGCCTACCAATCAGTGGCATGAGATTATTGGTGAGGCTAGCAACGGCAAGACCGCTATTGCATTAAAGACTATTGCTGCTAATCAAAAGAAAGACCCTAACTTTACTGCGGTATGGATTGCAGCAGAGCAGTGGGTTCCAGAGTATGCAGAGCTTTGCGGTGTAGATGTATCCCGTCTATATGTAGTTTCTACTAACATCATGGAGGAAGCTTATGAAACCGTCATCGAGATTACTGGGTCTAAAACGGTTGATTGTATTGTTATTGATTCGTTACCTGCCTTGGTCCCTTCAGCAGAAGACGATAAGGAGATGGAGGAATCTACTGTAGGACGCTCAGCGCTTCTTACTAACAAGTTCTTTCGTAAGGTAGGTAAGGCGTCTAAGCGCTCCCTTATTGAGGCTGAGCGCCCGTTCATTGGCATTCTAATCAACCAGTGGCGTTCAAAGATTGGTGTTATGTATGGCGACCCTCGCACTACCCCAGGTGGTCTAGGCAAGGATTACGCTTTCTTTACTCGCATGGAGGTGCGTCGTGATGAGTGGATTGAGGCTGGTACTGGACAAGATAAACGCCGTGTAGGACAGAGTATTAAAGCCAGAGTTATTAAGAACAAGTCAGCCCCACCATCACAGGTTGCCGTCTTTGATTTTTACTTTGCAGATGGTGGAGAAATCCCTGCTGGAGAGATTGACTTTGGTAAAGAGATTATGGCTATGGGTATCCTTAACAAGGTTATTACCCGTGCTGGTGCTTACTACCGTTATGACTTCCAAGGCGAGACTCGACAGTGGATGGGTCAGGATGCTATGCTTGCCTCCATACGGGAAGAGTTAGACCTTAAAGAAACTTTAGAACGCGACGTGCTGGACTCTATTAAAGCAGGGTCTAAGTTTGTAGCATCCGATGAGGACTAAAGGACAGAAAGAATCTAAGAAGCACGAGGACAGACTTGCAAAGGCAATTGGTGGACAGCGTTCAGCTGGAAGCGGTGCCTTTTGGAGTCGTAAAGGTGATGTTAGGTCTGACGATTTGCTCGTAGAGCATAAGTGGACTGGCAAAACCTCCGTAACCATTAAGGCTGCGGTTCTAAAAAAGATTGTCAACGAAGCAATTGTTGAGAGTCGGATGCCTGTCCTCGGCTTTCACCTTGATGGTGAAAACTACGTAATGTTAACCGAAGACGATTTCCTGGAGCTGCGCCAATACCTCCAGGAGTGTAATTGTACGAAGACATCGGGCACGTAGAAGGATGGCGTCATAACGCTAAGTGCCGTGGCATGGATACCGAGCTTTGGTTTCCACCAAGAGACAAAGCAAAATATAAAAAAATAGCAACCATTTCTAAAGCTACATGCTATGGGAAAGACGGGTTGCCAGAGTGTCCTGTTCGTAAGCAGTGTCTTTTGTACGCAGATAGCATGGACGAACAGCATGGTATTTGGGGTGGCATGTCACACCGTGAACGCAACGCGTTAAAACGTAAAGCAAATAAAGAAGGAAAAACTTTTAGAGAATGGGTATCAGAGGAGAAGTTGTGATAGGTTGCTGCAATGAAAGCAAACAAACCCCAGCAAATTACTGGCTCCCTGAAAGCATTTGTCGACGTGGCTAAAAAGAACAGTAGAGTAATAGGTTCTGTAGAGCGCCATCTAATTTCTAAGCCTCGTGATATGAGCCGTAGAACAGATGTTCTACATCCATCTGATATGGTCAGTGATGAGTGGTGTTACCGCGCTTCTTACTTTCACCTAAAAGGTCATGCACCAATAAGCAACCGTGTTATGCGACTACAGACACACTCTGTCTTTGCTGAAGGTCATGCTATCCACGCTAAGTGGCAGAAGTGGTTCCAAGAAATGGGAACGCTATACGGTAAGTGGTACTGCATTGAGTGTGAAGAAGAGTTCTGGGGCGGTTCTGATTGTCACGATGGCCCATTGGAATACCGAGAAGTACCTTTGTTTTATGAGCCATTGCGCATCTCAGGTCACTCAGATGGTTGGCTAGTTAACCTAGGCGACCCATTGATGTTAGAGATTAAGTCAATTGGTGCAGGAACTATTCGTTGGGAAGCGCCACAGTTAATGGCTCAGCATGGTGGGGACATGACTAAGGTATGGCCTGATATTAAAGCGCCATTTGAAAAGCACGTTAATCAAGTACAGATTTATATGAAGTTAGCAGAGCTAATTGGGTACCCAGATGTTCCACAGGAGGCTGTTCTTATTTACGAGAACAAGGCAGACCAATCTGCTAAAGAATTTGTAGTACCTAAATCTGATTTTGCTATTGCGCCACTGTTCGAGGCTGCTGCTATGATTGTAGAAGCAGTTAAAAATGACACTCCACCAACATGTAATATTGATGCCTGGGGACAGTGTTCAAGATGCGGAGGATACGATGACTGATTTAGTAGCAACAGGTATTAGCGAAGAAGTACTAAAGGTATTGGAAAACCAGGGTCTTCCTATCAAGCGTTCTATGAAGTTAGAACTACCAGATTTTCCAGAAGACATCACAGCAATTGATGAGCAACAGTTAATGATTATGGCTAGCAAGTACATGGAGAACTTAAACTTCATTCGTACACAGGTAGCATGCGCTACCCTTGCAGAGGCCGAGGCTGACAGCGCATATGACATGACTGTAGCCAAAGGTTTACTAGGTAAAACAACAGGCAAGAGCACAGAGAAGTCTGTGATGCTTAAGGCAGCCGTTGTAACAGAGCCTGAGGTTGTTGAGCTAGCTAAGGCTAAAGATTTTGCTTATGCTTATCGTAAGCTGTTAGAGACCCACCTAGAGAACTTAGAGCGCTACTACTCACTCACTAGCCGTGAGTTGACGCGTCGTACCTCAAACGCTCGTAGTGGTTCGTTTAACAGATATGTCCCTTAAAAAAATTGAAGGAGGTCTGTCCCTGACTGGCAGTAGCCCAGTTTACTTAGGTATAGACCAATCATTTACTGGCTTTGCCATATGTGCGTATAGCAATAACTCTTATTACGCGGAAGTGTATAAATCACAAAATAAAGGAATGCCACGTATGTTAGATATACGTGCGTTTATTCGTGATTGGTTATCTAGAGCAGAAATTATTGATGTAGCCATGGAAGGCTATGCAATGGGGGCTAAGGGCAAGGTATTCCACCTAGGTGAGCTTGGCGGCCTAGTTAAGATGGAGTTGGCAGATATTGACAAGTACCCGTTGATAATCCCACCAAGTACGCTAAAGAAGTATGTAACAGGTGCAGGCACGGGACAAAAGAATCAGATGATTTTGCATACCTACAAAAAGTGGGGACAGACTTTTACTGACGATAACGCCTGTGACGCATATGGACTTGCAAGGCTATGCTCAGGGGATGGTACGCTTGCATATGAAAAGGCTATTTACCAGCAGGTACAAAATCCAGACTATCGGGAGATTTAAATGGCAAGTTTTGAAGGGGCAACTTACGACGAAGATTTAGATTATGGTCGTTTATCCACTCAAATTAACGATGTATTAAATATATTGTTAGACCAACAATGGCATACGATGCAAGATATAGCTGTTGATATTTCTGCTCCTGAACCATCGGTATCAGCTCAAATTCGCAACCTACGTAAAGAAAAACATGGCGGATATATTATTAACCGCCGTAGAGTAGGGAATACATACGAATACAGATTAGATTTAGCTGCAACTACAGCCAAGCAACAGTTAAAGGAAGAAGATAATGCCTAAATACGACTTCACATGTATGAAGTGCGACCGCACAGTAGAAATGCATTTTGCATTTGATGCCACACAGCGTCCCGCTTGCGAAGGTTGCGGAGAATTTATGGTCAAAAGTTACACACCACCATCTGTACAGTTTAAGGGTGGCGGTTGGGGAGGCCAAGGATGAGTAAGACACAGGAAAAACGCGCTCGCCGTGCTGCAGAACGCGATGCCTTTATTAAAGAGCGTCGTCAGGTACAACTAGCTATATTTGAGTCTAATTTTAAAGTTGGCATGGAGTTTTTTGAGTCTAACAAGGACAAGATGAGCCCAGAAGAAATCGCACAGGTAGAAGAAGAGATTGAAAAGAACCGTAAGCTTATTGAAGAGTGGAAGGATAAGTGGGATGCTTGATTTACCTATATTAGTTGCAGATGATGATTTCATTGAACACCTGCACGAAAACGGTTTTAGCGAAACTATTGATATAGACGAGTTAGTTTTTGAGTGGCTTGATTGGGAAGCTGAGAACGTTGAAGCATAAGGATAAGCATCTAATAGAAGACGGTTGGATGACATCTGATGAGTTTGTAGACCGCCTATCCTTAGGTCTTAAAGAATACTTAAACTCTAACTGGGGTCACGCTAAAGGCGAGCTTCACCACCCAGAGGACCTAGCCACAACAGCTTCTATTTATATGGAAGTTGCATACAGAGTTATTGCAGATTTTGGCGGTTGCCACCATGGCAAAGGGAATTAGAGAGTTAAAGCCTGATTACACAGGCACTATGGCGTATGCCAACGAGGTTTGCCATGAGTGCCCTCATTGTGAGTCCACATTGTGGAATGTAAAAGCTAGTTTTCAGGACTATGAGATATCCCAGTATTTATTGGATATGGAGTGCTCTATCTGTGGCAGCTATGCCAAGGCTCCTACGCCTTTAGACAGACCTAATTTAATATAGCCTTCATAATTGTACCTACGGGGCTCCACTATACGTAAACCGAGGTACACATGACCGAGCAACAACCACAAGAAGAACACATCCTGCGTGTCAGCGCGGGCAGTAACCCCCAGGCCGTGGCATCTGCCATTGCCCATAGCATCTACGAAACTCGCACTTGTAAGATTCGTGCAGTTGGCGCAGGCGCTATTAACCAAGCAGTAAAGGCTATTGCTATCGCACGTGGCTACACAGCTCCACGCGGTCTAGACCTAACTTGCATCCCAGGTTTTACCAGTATTGAAAGCCATGATGGGCAGATTTCTGCCATTATTTTTGATGTCAAGGCGACTTAAGACTGTATTTATCCATTTAATAGCCTAATCTATTAGGTAATCCTAGGCCAAAGGAAAACAAATGAAAGATTCAACAAAGAACTCAGCACCGATTGCTCCGACATCTGCCGAGCCATCAAATGCTGCAGGTGCAAAACCACAAGTTGCTAAGCCTCTTAAAGGCAAGCTTATAAAGAAAACTGGTAATGCTAAGGGTGGAACAGACCCATACACACAGGCAAAGCCGTCACGTACTAAGATTACTGCTACAGGTGGAGCACGATACGGTATTCGTGTTAAGTTCCAAAAGTCCACAGCTCCAGAAGCTGGCTCTACACAGAGCAACGGACGTATCCTTTCTTCAGCGGTAAAACGCTCAGCGCCTAACTTCAAAGATGGCATGGCTGGGTAGTTACAACTAAATAGCGCAAAGCCCCGCTGTATGCGGGGCTTTGGCATTTCAGGAATATATTCTAAATTAGATTGTTGTATACTATTGATGACCGCTCACTAGGAGGGTCACAAAAAGTTATATCGTCTAAGGAGATATATTATGGCTTCAGGTATTAATGGCTATCCAATGGGTTCACCACATGAAAGAAATCAGTGGCCCCACCCGCCAAAGCAAATCCCACACACTACTACGTTAACAATTACGGACCCATTCAAGGCGCTACACAATATGCTAGACCCGTGGACTTTTGGGTTTGAGCGTCATTTAGAGTTCATGCAGAACCTAGATGATGTCCGTATTAAGTCCAACTATCCCCCATACAACATCAAGACACTACCCAATGATAAAGCTGAGATTGAGCTTGCTATTGCTGGGTTTAAGAAAGATGATGTCACCATTACTTACAAGGAAAACATCATTACCGTTGAAGGCAACCGCGGCGAAGATACTGCAGAATACTCATATAAGGGTATTGCAGCACGTAATTTCGTACAAAAGTTTGCAGTTGCAGACGACGTAATTGTAGGAGACGCAAAGCTATCTGATGGCTTTTTGACCATTGAGCTGCAGCGCATCCTTCCAGAAGGCAAGAAAGAAAAGACAATCAAAATTAAATAAGGCTGTCAACCAAGAACCCCCACCTAATTTAGGTGGGGGTTTTTCATTGTGCATACTCAAATACTGTGTTAGGCTGGTATTGCTTAAATCACGATGACGACAAGGAGAGCTCGTGCTAGACGTATTAAATAAACACTTAACAACAAAACCCGTTATATGCGTTGTAAATCAGTGGATAAGCGAGTTACCTCAAGAAGAACAAGATGCATTTATTGAACTGCGTAATAACAATAAAGTAGTAGTTGCATCTTTATATAAGGATTTAAACAAAGAAATTGAATTGCCATTTAAACTAACCGCTTTCCGCTCACACCTAAGGAACTATTGCACATGTCGAAATTAAACGCTATTACTAAAGCATTAATTAATGCCGAATTAAACGGCGCAGAAGAAGAAGTAAAGAGAGCCAATACGCCACCAGAGTTTAGAGCGCGTATGGACATTGGTACAGATGGTGGATTTTTTGTATCCACACCACGTACAGCAGGAGAGCTACCAGATGCAGTAGAGTTATTTAAAGATTTTGATTTAGACCCAGCAGTATGGACAGTTGTAAGTATTCGTAAGAGTCGTTGGCAACGTTATGACGGAGAGTGGTTAGAGGCTGCACGAGTTAACGTAAAGCCAGCAGACCAATTTATTAACGGTAAAGATTTAGATTACGACGCATTAGTTGCAGATATTAGTAAGTGGAAGCCAGGAAAAACAGAAACAACGACTGGTCCTTTGTACGCTATTTATGCAATTGGTGACACACAGTATGGCAAGGATGCAGGCGGTGGAACAGAAGCAACAGTTGCACGAGTTATGCTTGGTATTGAAGAGTCTGTGGCACGTCACAAAGAGCTACTAAAGCTTGGTCGTAAGATTGGCACAGTTGTACTCCCACAATTAGGTGACTGCATTGAGGGTACAAGTTCACAAAAAGGAATGGTAATTGGGCGCAGTGATTTAGGTGTTACTCAACAGGTTCGCCTTGGTCGACGCATCCTTATGGCATGGGTAAAGGCGTTTGCCCCACTATGTGAAGAATTAATTGTTCCAGTTGTTCCTGGAAACCATGATGAGCCACATCGCATCATGATGATTGACCCAACTGACTCATGGCAGATTGAGGTTGTAGCTGCTGTGCAAGATGCGTGTGCAGAAAACCCAGCGTTGTCACATGTTAAATTTATGTATCCAAAGCCAGACCATCAAACACTTGCAATTGATTTAGGTGGAACTATTATTGGTTTGGCACACGGTCACCAAGCTAAAGACATGGGTAAGTGGATTGCAGGACAGGCAACTGGTCGTACACCAGTAGGTTCAGCTGATGTTTTGTTAACTGGTCACTTCCACCACTTCCGCGCTGACCAAGTTGGCCCACGTTTATGGATTCAAGTGCCTGCCATGGATGGCGGAAGTGCTTGGTTCCGTGACAAGAGCGGGCTAGAATCACCAACAGGTATTGTTTCTTTAGTAGTAGGCGAAGGTTATGACCCACGCCGTGATTTAGCAGTACTTGCGGGAGAAAACCGCTTACCATAGTGGTATGGCAAATCCTAATCAAAACACCCAGAACCTAGGTGCCAATGGCATGTCAGGAACCTACACCAATTATGGTGGAGGTGGAACTCCTGTTGCACGTGGTGAACTTGACCACTTGCGTATGGGTGTTGGTCGTCAACCTTCTGCAGAATATCCAGATGGTTATTTAGGAACTATCCGCACACGTCGTGATGACCGCGGTCGTCCTAACGGTCAATCAGAAAATGTATTAGATAGCCTTAAAGTACGTATTGGTCAACGCTCATATCAGCGTGGCGTTCACAAAGGTGAACGTATTGATATGCAAAGTTATTATTACCCAGAAGGTTTAGAACCATACGCAGGTATTAGTCGTCAGATGAAAGCTGCACTAGATGGCAATGTGTATCGTTCAACACGTCACGCACCAGTTGCTAAGTTAGTTCCTGCTCCACACCTTCCTAACGATGGTAAAGCAGGTCCAACAGTTAAGAGCGATTCGCCTATGCAAATCAATCAGGCTCGTCAAGACCAGATGGCTCGTATGAAACCAGCGTGGAAGTAAAATGCCAGGTAAATATGCAGATGGTCGCTATGGTCATAAGCCATGGGATAAAGACCGTCCTGGAATTAACACGCCAGAAGAAGCAGCATTTCCTCCACAGGAATATCTAGGACCATTTCAGTCTAATCAAGACCGCCTACTTAACCAGTCTTTGGCAACATGGACTATGAGCGGTGCGGAACTACAAGAATTAGTTCGACCTAATCTACCTCAGATTAACCTATTTCCAGATAGATATGGCTATACAGACCAAGAATTAACTATTGAAGATGTCATCGGGTTGCCTGGTGCTCGCAGCGCTCAGCGTGTAGAATCAGACTTCTCACAAGCCCCTGCTAGTAATCAGAGCACTAGCCGCAACACGTTAGGAAACACAATCTAATGGGTAAAAAGTCTACAAAAACATCTGCTGGTGTAAAAAAATTAGAAAAAAAGATTGAGTCTGCGCCTGAAAAAACATACGGAAAATCTTATCCAGCACCTAACCCTGAATATAGAGCAAAAGGTGTAATGGTTAATGAGGGAACATCTAAACTTGTAAAAGACGGTAGAAAACCTGCAATAGAAGCTAGTGACGACATTGGAGAAATTCGTAGTTTCCCCGTTCCAGGCAATAAATTAAAGAATTTTAATAAAAATGTTACTAAAGCTGAAAGCCGAGCAAAGGCTTTTATGAATGAAACCGCTGGTCGGCCTCTTGAGGAGAACAAGTAATGAGTAAAGACCCAGGGTTATTCACCGATAGCACAGGAGAAGGCATGGCTGGAGCTACAGACGTGGCCTTAAGTACGCAACAGCAGCTTAAAAACACCATTTATAACGGTTCTAAGACTTGTAAAGGCTGTGGTTCTACTATGAACCCAGTACAATCGCTAAAGGACCAAAGCAATTGCCCTACATGCAATCGCCGTCGGGCCCAAAAACTATTGAAAGGACGGATGTCCCAATGACAGTTAACATCTCACGTTCACAGAACGCTGAACTAAATGAAGGTGCAACTGACGGTAAGTACCGTAAGCGTCGCCCTAATACAACTGTAGCCCCAGCATCTGGTGACGAGCTTGTACAGAAAAATCGCGCAGGCTTGCATCCATACATGAACTATGGTTTCATTAACTCTGAAGAACCAGCAAAGGTAAATCCAGGGAGCAACTAATGGCTGCGCCACGTAGAGAGTACGACCCTAAGCGTCGTCCAAACATCTTTTATAAAGGCGATAAAGCAAGTAACGAAGAGCTTGACAGACGAGCAGAGGAACGACGTCAAAAGCCACATCAAGATAAAGCAAAGAATATCGCAGACTACGTGTCTGACATGGCTGGCTTTGATATGGTTAAAGGCGGAGATAGTGTTTCTACTAAGGTTGAAGCTGGCGGAAAAAGATTAACAAATATATATGCTTCAGATGGTCATGGTAACCAAATATCAAGAGGCGAGTCAACTAGCATGCCTATAAGTGGTACGCGTCTAGGAAAAACTAAAGCTGTGATGTCAGATAAAGAGCCAAGTTAATGGCTGAAGCATACGACCGCGCATACGACCCTAGTCGTGTACCTCAAATAGAAGCACGTTTAAAAGATAGCGCATTAACTTTTGGTCGTAGTACTGGGCCTGACAGTCTTAGAGAGATGAACGTTTTACATGGTTTTTCTGGACCTGCTAAAAACGGTGTACGAACACGCCCAGCAGAGCCACCAGCAGGAAGTAGAAATTGGCGCTGGGAACAGTCACCAGCAGACTATAACGAAGTAAGCACGGCGTTAACCAACCGCGCTAAGTCTGGCGAAGCAGCAAAAGATTCCACATCTTTTGGTGAAACGCGTAATAAATTTAATTCAACAGGTGCGTTTGCCCGTAAAAAAGAAGTTATTAAAATTAATACAGACCCAGCAAAGGGCAAGTAATGGGATTAAAAGATATTGGAAAGATTACCGCTAATGCGGCAAAACGCGATAGCTTGCGTGAGTCTGTAGCAGCGTTGCCAGAACCAAAAGTAGGTGGTCGTCAATTTAGCAAAGAAACAACTGAATTGTCAAAGACTATTAAGCCTTTTACAAGTGAGCCTGACAATGTTTCTCGCCATAGAGGGTTTAAGCTTGACATGAAAAACCCTTTTCATAAAGACTTACTAGAACATCTTTACGATAATGGCGGTATTGGAGATTTAACTTTTCATGAAGGTGGCGCAGTATCTTTGCCAGCAAATGTTGCATATAAATCAGAAAATGCTAAAAAATTTGAAGTAGCAGCTGAAATGGGTGGGGGAAAAAAGCGTTACGAAGGTCCAAAACCTTCTGGAGCAGTCATACCTGCTCCACGTGCGTCTGAAAAAGACTCAAAGAAGCCTGGCGTACGTCCAGTGGCTCCACGCCCTACAAAGCCTGCCAGCCCTGTTAAAGCCGTAGCAGATAGAATTACATCAGACCCTAAGTCAGAGATTGCATCTTTATTTGTTGGTGGTAACGCCCGCATTACTCCAGAGTCTATTGAGATGGAGAAGAAAAAGAAGGCGGACGCAGAGGCAGCGGATAAAGCCGAAAGAGCCAGATTACGTAAAGAACGGCTGGCAGAAGACTAATCTAGTGTGGTAGGCTACCGTCATGGGTAACATCATTGACGAACTAGAGCCAGATAGAATGAACCTGCTTGTATGTAAGCAGTGTAAGACTATCCAAGAAATTCCATATACCAAGACTGGTAAAGCATTGGGTGAGGGTCGCTATGACCAATCCGATAATCCTTTTATTGATATGTATATTGGTGACTGCCAACAAGCAGGGCACTTTGGTGTACTAACTGACTGCCTTACTGTTGCATGGATGGGTAATGCCCCACTTAAAGAGCAGATTTTAAACCAGATTAAAGAGCAGATTCTAGGTGGTGGTTCTAAAGGACTAGACATCTTGGGTACTAATTTTTATAACGTTAAAGACACATACTCAGCGGATGCTATGAGTTGCTACGCTATACATAACCGCCCTAAGGGTCAATGCCCAGACTACAAGTCAGACCGCAAAGAATTAAAGCCAGATACAAATAAAGAAAGAAAAGAAGCAGGCTTAGCTGCTACTAATACAAAGATTCACCTTTGTGACTTTTGCCCTGTTAAGATGTACAACCAAAAGCGAGCATATCAATCGAGAGGACTATACAACTAATGTCAAACCACGAAGAAATTATCGACGCAGAAGATATCAACATCGAACTTACTCCAGAGCAGGTATTGGGTACCCCAGAAGAAGGCACAACAGCCTTCCTAGTTATTAAACGCCCTAACAACGCTGGGTGGTATGCAACCGCTAACCTTAACCTTCGACCTAAGATTGAGCGTCCAGCCGAGATGGAAGACATCAAGCATGGGTGTAGAGACATCACCGACAGCATGAATAACACCGATATTGCCCATCAAGTGCTTCTTATGGTCAAAGACGTGCTTTCTTCCCAAGATACCCAGCCTAAGTAACCCTTACAGTTGGCTGTAACTCAGGCTATACTGTAACTACATACTAGGGATAGGCGGCAATCATGGCGTTCATCGAGATGACATGTAATTGTGTAGCGAGTTTTCAAGCGGACGTTTCTGATGCCGCTAATGAGTCGCTCATCATTATGTGGGCTCAACAATTTGTTAGTGCGCACCAGCAATGTGGGTATATGAACCCTGTTCGCATGGATGCACCAGAGAAGCATCGTAAATTTGAGTTTGAAACCGACGTTATGTACAAGGAAAAGAAGGAAAAAGAACTATAATACGTAGATGAACTTCTACGATGCCCTTGTTGCGCAGGCGCGACCTGTATCCGTAGAGCCATCTGAGACTTCTTACTTTACAAAACCAGGCGCGGGGTTAGACCCTAGATTATTCCGCGATGGCAAGTTGATTCCATCGGTACGTTCAATGGTGTTTCGCATACTGCTAGAGCACCTTAAAAACCATTTTCATAGCCCAGAAGCCTATATCCACATTTGGTTAGCGGGCTCTGCCGTGTCCTATCAGTGGTCTGCAGCTCGTAAACCAGCTGACCTAGACTGTTTGATTGGCGTAAATTATCTACAATTCCGTCAATCTAATTCAGAATACAAAGCGCTAAGCGATAAACAAATATCACAGCTGTTTAATGAAACTTTTCAAGAGCTACACCCAACAACTAACAACTTCCTAGATTCTTTTGAACTTACATTCTATGTTAATGTTCAGTCAGACATTCGCAACATCAAACCATACGCTGCCTACTCATTAACAAACGATGACTGGACCGTACAGCCAGAACTTAAAGGTGCACCATCTAACAAGCAGTGGGATAGAAAAGTAGATTCTGATAAGTCACTGGCGTTAGAAATACTTTCACGATACTCACGTGCGTTAAGTGATATTGGCGCAGCCAGTACAGATACGGCACGTCGTAATGCTGAAGCCGCATTAAAACTAGCGGTAGAACAAGGCTCGTCTTTATTTGAAGATATACATCAAGGTAGAAAATACGCATTTAGCCCTAGTGGACAGGGATATGCTGATGCTCATAACTACCGTTGGCAAGCAGGCAAAGCATCTGGTACTGTGCAGGCATTAAAGCAATTGAAAGAGATTGCTACTATGACTAAACAACAATTTGAAGAGCAAACCTACGGACAACAACTGCCAACTGCCGATACGCTAATTAGACGTGCATTAAGTAATAAACGTTAATACCAATAAGGAGCACTAATCGTGGCAATTTTATTATTTATGGAAGGTGTTTTGCGCAACGACAAAGCATTTCCTATTGCTGATGGCATGGCTCTGTATAGGATATTAAAAGAAAAAAATAGAGTTTTAGTCATGTGTGAAGACAAAGAAAAAAGCGACCACTGGCTACGACAACATCGTATTAATAACATGGATGATTTGGTTGATATTGCAGATGTACCTGCGCCTGGAGACTTCCCTAAATTACGTCAGGTAGAGTGGGTAAAGTCCCAAGGACCAGTAGAGTACGTGATAACATCCGACCCTGATTTAACAGTTAAACTATTAGAAAAGGGCATTACAACATTAGTGTTTCTTAACCCTACATATGCAAAAGAAGAGTTTAGACCAGATAGTCGAAAAGGCGTTCGCTCATGGTCTGATATAACCACAGAACTAGAGCGCCAACAGGACCAATATCAGGAGGATGAAAGAGTATGAAATTATCATTTGAATTGCTACAAGACGACCCAAAGACTATCTACACGGTTGCTAGTTGGAACCAGGCTTACTGGGGTAGTCAATATCCAGATATCTTTGATGGGGATGATTTTCAATCTGAATTTGAGTCTCACGCTAAGAGCACCGAAGGGCTTCCACGAACCTTTATTGCAAAGTTAAATAATGAATTAGCTGGAGCTGTATCTATAGAATCTGAGCCTGCGGTAGATGGTTGGGCTTTTGGTCCTTGGGTAAGCAATCTGTACGTATCTGAAGATTTTAGGGGTCAAGGTATTGGCAACTATTTAATGGAAATGGCTTTAGTTAAATTAAAAGAGGAATTTAACTATGAGAAAGCCTATATTTGGACAGATGCATCCAATGAAGAGTATTACACCCGCCGCCTATGGACAGCTGTTGCTGGTACTGAACTAGGCGAACGACGCATTTTGGTATTTGAAAAGACCTTGTAATGCGGATTGTATATTTGGGATGTGAGATTCCAAGTAACCGCACACTGCTAGAGTCAACCACAGCTAACCACGTGGGCCTGAGCTTCTACGGTCTTGTAAAACGCGGATTACCTAAAACCAAGGAATATCTATTAGAGAACTACTTTTCTAAGGATTCCTATATTTATGTATACCCAGGGTTACCCAAGAACATCAACCTGTCGAGGGTAGAGCTCGAGGAGTTTGCTGCTGCCTACGAACATATGATTGCCATGAATATAGACCGCATATCTATATTTGCTGAGATTAATTCTTCATTTGTTAGCCCAGATTTCGTGGAGGAGCAGCGTCGCACAGCTTGGTCCCAGGTGCCACCAGGTAAGTTCTTGCCAGTCTGGAACCCAGAGTCTAAGTTAGAAACCCTACAATCCATGGGAGATAAGTACCTAGATATAGGCATACCAGGCGATGTAATCGAGGTAGAGACCCGTCTAGCTTCAGTCACAAGACTTATGGCTAAGCGCAATGGAAACCGCTTCCATGCGCTAGGCTGTGCCAAACCAGACAACCTACGCTCTGTGCCTTTTGAGACCGCTAGCACCCTCTCATGGCTATCGCCAATGATGCACGGGGAAACTATTGTCTGGGACGGTACTAGGCTTATGCGCTACCCCAAGCGTATGAAAGAGCAGGCTCGCTCACGCTACACTCACGTGTATGAGAAGGCTGGCATAGATGCAGATAAAATTGCTGAAGATGACCCACAGGAAGTGTGTCGTCTTGCAGTATGGTCGTACGAACAATTTGAGGTTAGGATAAATAAAGTGGGCGATTCTTATCATGATAATAACGATGAAACTAACATGTCAGATAACGCGGAACTGACCCCAACCAATGCTGATAATAAGGGTATCCAGATGCGGAAACTTATGCCACGAAATCCAGAAGAAATGGGCAATTTACCAGTCTTCGGATACGAGATAAAGACCGAAGTTGATGCTGATGGAGTCATCTCAGACACCACACATATCTCATCCCAAGCAACCACAATTAGGTCATGCGATACATGCTTTATTGCCTCTAACTGCCCTGCTTACAAGCCCCAAAGTGTGTGTGCTTTTAAGTTGCCAATCGAGGTAAAGACCAAAGACCAACTTAAGAGTCTTATTAACTCAATCATCGAAATGCAGGGGCAACGCGTTGCTTTTATGCGTTTTGCTGAAGAAATGAACGGTGGATACGCTGACCCGAACGTTTCTCAAGAGATAGACCGCCTATTCAAACTTATAAAAACCACCAAAGAATTGGACGACTCACGTGAGTTTATTCGCATGACCGTAGAGCGCCAAGGGTCTTCAGGTGTGCTATCTTCCATCTTCGGAGACAAGGCTCAGGCACTAAAAGAACTGCCAGACGGCGGTCTAAATGAGACTGAAACTACAAAGATTATCAAGGATTTAACCGAAGATAAGTAAGTTTTATTATCATGATAATAACAACTAAATAGGCACGGAATCACACAGTCTGAAAAGGGCTGTAACGCATCGCTAAACTATACGACCCCCCTTATGAATGGAGAACACATGGCACTATCTTTCCGACTAGCCGAAGACTTTCTAAAGGAGTACCGTGCTAAACAAGTGCCTTGGGGATACAGAGATGCTGGCGGTAATTCCGTCGGTGAAATTACTTTTCTCCGCACCTACTCTCGTCTAAAGGCTGACGGAACTAAGGAGACATGGACTGATGTTTGCCAACGAGTAATCGAAGGCATGTACTCAATCCAGAAAGACCACTGCAAGTCTCAGCGTCTTCCATGGAATGACTCACGAGCTCAGGCTTCGGCTAAGGAAGCCTTTGACCGTTTGTTTAACTTAAAGTGGACTCCCCCAGGTCGCGGACTCTGGGTAATGGGTACTCCGCTAGTGAATGAACAAAAGAACTCAGCGGCTCTTCAGAACTGCTCTTTTGTCTCCACTGCTTCTATGACTAAGTTAGACCCTGCTAAACCGTTTACCTTCCTAATGGAAGCGTCAATGCTAGGAGTAGGTGTTGGCTTTGATGACAAGGGTGCAGATAAGGACTTCCTTATCTACTCACCTTCCAAAGATGAGGCTAACCACCAAGTCTGGGAAATCCCAGATACCCGCGAGGGATGGGTGGACTCAGTAGGTATGTTGATTAACTCTTACTTAAAACCAGAACAGCCTAGATGGGTATTTGATTACACACTTATCCGTCCTGAAGGAGAGCCAATCAAGACCTTCGGCGGCACTGCAGCTGGTCCAGGGCCTCTCGTTAAATTACACGACTATATTTCTAACCTATTTGAAGGTCGGGCTACTCAAAAGTTAACTCGCAAAGATATTGCGGATATAGGCAATCTCATCGGTGTCTGCGTTGTCTCTGGCAACGTCCGCCGCTCAGCAGAACTTCTCATGGGTCGTTTGGACGATAAGGACTTCTTAAACTTAAAGAACCCTGCCGTATATCCTGAACGCAACTCCTATGACCCTGCCTCTCCTGGTTGGGCATGGATGTCTAACAACTCTGTTGAGGTAAAGGTTGGAGACGACTTCTCTGGAATCATTGACGGAATCTCTCTCAACGGAGAGCCTGGGGTTATCTGGATGGATGTTACCCGTCAGTATGGTCGCCTTATTGACCCAATTAACAACAAAGACCATCGAGCATCTGGTTACAATCCGTGTGCCGAACAATCATTGGAGTCTTTTGAGTGCTGTACTCTGGTTGAAACTTACCTCAACCGCCACGACTCTATTGAAGATTACAAGCGCACACTAAAGTTTGCCTACCTGTATGCAAAGACCGTGACATTGCTTCCTACTCACTGGGAAGAAACTAACGCAATCATGCAACGCAATCGTCGCATTGGAACTTCTATGTCTGGTGTTGCTAACTTTGCAGACCGCAAGGGCTTGCCAACTCTCCGTGAGTGGATGGACTCTGGTTACAAAGTTATCCAAGACTATGACCGCACATACTCAGAGTGGCTAGGTATCCGCGAATCTATTAAGACTACTACTGTGAAGCCAAGCGGAACTGTGTCTATCCTTGCTGGAGAATCTCCTGGAGTGCACTGGACGCCAGGTGGAGAGTACTTTAACCGTGCAATCCGCTTTTCTAATGATGACCCTATGCTACCTCTCTTTAGAGCGTCGGGTTATAAAGTAGAAAAGGCTTCGGAATCTCCAAAAACAACTTCTGTAGTCTTCTTCCCTATCCATAGCTCCGCACTACGCAGTGAGAAAGATGTTTCTATATATGAAAAAACTTCTCTTGCCGCTATGGCTCAACGCCATTGGTCGGACAACAGCGTAAGCGTTACAGTATCGTTTGACGCGGACAAAGAAAAGGATGCCGTGGGAACAGTGTTACACATGTTTGACGGGCAACTCAAAACCGTTTCCTTCCTACCTATGGGGAACGCGACTTACCCGCAAATGCCATACACACAGATAACTAAAGAAGAATACGATAAATCTACTATGAAGTTACTGCCTATTGACTTTACTGATGTCTATGCGGGAATGGCAGCGGATGCAATCGGTGAGAAATACTGCTCAACAGACTACTGCGAAGTACCTAAACAATAAACTAATATAAAAGTAGAGAGCCCCTAGTTACCCGAAAACTAGGGGCTCTCTCTATTGCGGAAGGCGCAGGTCTATCTATCCGAAGGGGTGGGTCATGAATAGCCTTAGAGAGTTGAAAAGTAGAAAAGCCTCTCTTTGACGCCTATATTAAATTTTACTTACAGTTACTACAGTAATTAGGAACTCTTAGATTATTAGGGTGTGTGCGGTAAGTGCTACCACAGTGAAAGCATAGAACTTGCACAGTAGAACTATCCCCGAACTTACTCTCTTTAATATAAAACGGGTTACGGACTCTTATATCTTTAATCATCATCTTCTAACTCATCATCATCATAAATTTCTTCATCTGGAATATCAGGTGAAGGTCTGCCCCACTCTGGGTCAGGTACGATAGGGTCAAACGAGTAACCAAAGGTTGCCATTTAACTATTAAATCTCTCTCTTAAACAATACTTTGCCCTCAAACGCCATAGGCTTACCCTTAGCGTCAAGGTCAGTACCAGCAATCATCTTTACAGACTTCTTGGTAGTCATCTTAATAACCATTTCTTTAATCCAACGCTTACCTGCGCTCGCGTTAGACCATGCGGTTGATACGATTACATTACCTTCGTCAATGCCCTCATCATAGGTGGTAACACGGGCTAACCATGCGCCACCCTTCTCAGGGTTCTTCTTTAGCGTAGCGTCAAATACTACATTTACTTTCTTAGCCATTTAATTTCTCCTTAGGGTAGGCGTGAAAAGGGTACTGCTATATAACAAACTTGTCTAGTGCGCCAACACAAACTAACTAACGCCGTCCATTTCCGAAACGACTCTCTTTTCTATCTTTAATCCTTCGTTACTCTCTCCGCAACTGCAATTCCCGCAGCCACATTTATTCTCTCTTTCTTCGGACATAATTCTCTCTCTCTCTCTCTCTCAAATAGACGCAGGACTACCCTGCGGTACTATACACATCACGCAAAAGGCTAACCCAACCGCTACGGCTTGCTCAATATCCATGCCTTCGGGTGCGATTAACTCTCCGTTATCATACTCAATAAAACAACGGGCGCATCTCATTTCTCGATACCGAAGTCCTCTAGGTTCTCATCTGTAATAGTGGAGTGAGGTTCTAATTTATATTCCGTACCATAACCCTTGTAAATTACTGTTCCTTCATTATCGGTAATTGTAACAACTTCTCTTGCTGTTGTAATAAAATCTTGTAGGTAGTGACCATCAACAATAGTTTCTACTGTGGCTTCACTCTCTCCTTTATATTTAATTCCTTCGGGTAGTGTAATAAGGCTATCCCACTCCTCTTTATTGGCGTGTTCGATAGCCTCAATACATGTTTCTACCATAGCAAGGGGTACGGGTGGGTTAAGATTATTCTGTAAGTGGTACGCGACCAACTTCCAATAGTCGCTAACTTCCTCTAACGCGTCGTCTAGGTCGTCGTCTAAGTTCTCTATAATTTCGCCTTCATATACTTCGTGACCTTCATGGTCGTATCCGATAAACTCATCAGACATGGTAAGACACTCCCGTTCTTAGGTTTCTTTGATACATAACTTCTGTAATTGTATCCCTAGTAAGACAATTAGCACAACCGCATGCTAACGGGTGTCCTTCAATAAGCCTATCTAACTCATCTAATAACTCTGTTACGCTCATGCTATCTCCTTTACAATAAGGTTAGCCTTGTGGATAAGGTCGCCATATTCCTGTCGCACCCACTCATCTGCTAACGCTAGGGCTTCCGCGCTTGTATCTGTATCCCACGCGGTTGATATATCTGCTACAACTCTTACTTCGTACTTAGGCATATTCCTCTACCTCTCGCTCAATAACGCCTTCTACAATAAGGCTATCTAATAGGTCTGCTACATCTCCTAGCCGACCCTTTAACTTAGGGTCGGTTACTGCGTATCGTGCTTCCTCTACCGCATTTACCATAGAGTATAGGTTTTCCTTTGTGTATTCCATTACGCTTGCTCGCTTTCTGTTTCTAATAGGCTTAGGTAGCCCACGATAGGTGCTTCTATATTTAACTCCACCATTAGGTCATAGATACTGTCGTTCATCTCGTCTAGCACCATGCGCTCGTCAAGGTAGTCAAGGTTATCTATGCGCTCGTCATGGCTACCGCGTAGGTATGCGGTGTCTAGTGCTACATCTAGTGCGGTATCTAATAGGCTTATTGCCTTCTCATCACCATTTATATATTTATTAAATAGGGTTAGGTATTGTGGGTTCATTTGCTTCTGTCCTCTAGGTAGAATAAATAATCTAGCGCGGTATCACACGCATTGACCCCGTACTCGTCGCCTTCGACTTCCTCATGCGCCTTTAATCGGGTTAATACTTCTTTTAGTAGTTCTTTGTAATCTATATTTGGGTCTTGGTATTCCATAGTTATATCCCTTCTGTTTGTGGTGGGCGGTCGCGGTAGGTGCGAACGCCTGTTCGATTGCTACTTCCCTACCTTAGTGCTTCTTACCCATTACCAACTTAACTAGGTCTTTAGCAATATCTACTAGGTCGCGTGGCTCTGATACTACACGCATTACCTGTGCTTCGTGGCGTACTTCTTTCATATACGCCTTGTAGCGTTCATGGTCGTTAGCCTTTATCCACTCAAAGTCACCGAGGAAGGCTACGCTAGTCATAACGCCTTCGCTAGATAAATCTTTAATAACCCTATCGTTCTGCTCTGTCATATCCCATGAGCCGTCGGTAACGATAAATAGTATCTTGATACCTTTACGGCTAGTGCGAAGTATGCGTTGCGCTTCTAATAGGGCTTTGTATGGGTTAGTGCCACCGCTACTATTTACGAAGCGGTACTCCGTAGGCTTAGCCTTCTCATCTCCACTATAAACTAGGCGAGAGTCATGGTTAAACTTATAGACGGATACACGCCCGTTAATGCGTTCAATACCGCGCTTGATAGTCCATGCGCTTTCCATAGTGCGTTGTATCTGCCAACCCATGCTACCGCTAGTATCTACTAGGACTACCGCTTCTATGTCGTTGTTGCTATTACCTTCACTCCACCTATCGAATAGGCGGTTAATGTCGTTAATATCTGCCTTCATAGCGCGACCTATATTTAAGCGACCGCTTTCTACTTCTAACTCCCATTGTGGGTCGTTATCTATCCGTAGGCGTTCCATAGCCACGGCGAAGTTACGAGCGTTAGCCTGTAACTGTGGCTTCACAACGCTATTAGTGTATGCGCCCTGCTTAATAGCACTATGAGAGTTAGAGTTATCACGGATAGCCTTACGGACTTCCTGTGTATCTCGCTTTACTTCCTCACGCTTTAGTAGGTCGGTAAGGTCATTGTTAATCTTATCTTTAAGTGCCTTATCCTCTGCGCTCTGCTCATCTGATAAGCCTGTTGTATCGTTGGAGTTACTGTTATCGGCAGGTTCATCTAACTTCTCATTACCTGCGTTACTACCGCTTTCCTGACTACTAGCCTTATCTTGTAGTTTCTGTTGTTCCTTGTTACCTTCCATGCGACCCTTATCCATAGGCTTGCGGTCGCCATGACCGCCCCCGTCTTGTGGGATATTGCTAGTCGGTTGGTCGTCTTTACCGACTATATCTGCAAACTGTCGGAGAATATCTAACGCTCTCGCATAGTCGCGTGGGAATACTAGGGTGCGGTATTCATGCACGATTACGGATAGCAACTGTGCGGTTGCTACTCCATGCTTCTTAATAAACCTATCTGCGAGTTCTTGTCGTAAATCTATATCTAAATACTTACGACCTGTAAATAGTGGGAAGTAATCGCACCACTCACTAGGGTCGCCTTTAAGAATATACTCTAGGCTAGACGCTTCTAGGAAGGGTGCGGTTGCAGGATACTTTGCGATTAGTAGTCGTTCGATACGGCTATCCTCTAGGATATTGAAGGCTCTGCCTAACTTCTCCTGTCTGATAGTCGTACCAAACTCACTACCACCACGCGGAGTCCATAGGATATGCGCGACTTCATGGTAGTTAAACCCGTGAAGGCTCACGATACTTTCGTCGGTTATGTCCTCTAATAGGTGTGCGTTGAACACGATATTCTTGCCGTCGTTGTAGGCGGTAGTATCCATTTCAGGGTTATCCTCAACCCGTACTTCTACGGGGTCGCCTGTAATAATCCTATCTGCCTTGCTATACACGAAGCCTACCGATTGTAACTTTTCGATATGCTTTGCGACGGCTTCCTGTCGTTCCTCAATAGCGTCGTAATCTGTAACCCAATTACCTTCCTCATCACGGGAGTTATATTCTCCCCCGTAACGAAGTTCGTTAATAAGGTTATCTAATATGTCGTTCTGATTAGCCTTAGGCATATTAGTTACCCTCTACAATAAGGTTAGCAACGAGGTTCGGGTTGTTGCCGTTGATAATGTTATTAAGTTCTACTTCCATGACCTGACTAGCGGTAATGTCAGGGTCGCTAGGTGCGACTACGGCTTCGTATGAAGCGACCTGTGCGCCTATTTCTGTATTAGCGATAGCCTGTTCTAAGTTAGAGTTACCAAACACACTAGCCTTATTAGTAACTTCTAGTCCTAGTTCCTCTGCGATATTGTCGCGGTGGGTGTTGATTACTAGGCGTACTGCCGAGCGTTCCTCATCACCCTCAAAACTATTGACATAGGTGTAAGTAGCGAAGTCCATGCCAAACTGCTTAGCATGCTTTACGAACGCGACCAACGCTCTAGTAGATACGGGAGTCAATAGCGTACCCTTATTAAACTCATCACGGAGTTGGTTAGCCATATCTACTAGGGCTTTGTTACCGAGTAACTTCTGCTCAATAGGCTTATCGTATGGGAATGATAGGCGTACTGCGAAGCGGTCGGCGAGTGCTTGATTAAGTGGGCGAGTGCCACGATAGTCAGGGTTCATGTCTGCCACGATTAGTAGGTCAGGGTGAGCCTTGATAACTTCTCCGCCATTTTCCATTAACTGTATCTCACGGCGATAATCTAATAGGCTAAAGATAAAGGTGAGGAAGCGTTCAGGTGCAAAGTTAATCTCGTTAAATAGGAGTACGCCACCATTACGGACAATTTCTGTAACTGCGCCGTCTTGCCAACGGAAGTGCCCGTCTGCCGTTGGTATCCAACGACCGATTAGGTGTGAGGCTTCTAGCCCGATATGACACGCGACATTGAAGTAGCGCATGCCTCTAGCGGAAGCGAACGCTTGTACGCTCATAGTCTTACCTGACCCTGCGTGACCCTCAATAAGGATATTCATGTCGTTAGCGTTGGCGTAGTCGTAAATCTCAAAGTCGGTAAGGTTATTAACGACCTTGCGGTTGATATATTCCTTAGCCCACTTCTTGTCGGGTACGGATACCATTTGTGTAACGAGGTTATTAGATAGTTCGGTGTAGTTAGTAACCTTAGTAGGTACGACGGATACTTCCATGACCTGTGTTACTTCCTCTGCCTTCGCGATAGGCTTAATAGATACACCCGTCGTTCTGCGCTTGTCGGTAATAAGGTTAGTTAGGGATTGGTCGCCTGACTCTAGGCGTGTAATAAGACTATCTACTACCTCATTGTGAGGGTTGCCGTCGTGGATAGCAGGTGCGCTTTCTAGGGCGTATAGGGCTTTGATACCGATATTGGTAATTTGACCTAACTTCATCATCTCCATATCCCTATCTGATAGGACAACGGCGCATGGCTCGTTGGTGATAGGGGCGGTTGGGATAGTGCTATCTGTAAGGGGTTGCCATGATTGACCACGCCCCTTCTGTCCATTGGATACGCGGTGGTATCCGATAACTTCTGTATCTGTACCAACTAGGAGAGTCTGCGATTGTGCAGGTGTTCCTTCTAGTTCGGTGTCAGACACTACGAGTAGTGCGAGCATATTGTGACCCTTCGGTGCGGTAACGGAGATACCTTCTGTATCCCACCCTCAGATACTAGGGCATAGGCTCTCTATATTAAAGACGGCTCTATAATCTGTTCATCTAGTTATCCACAACCTCTCCCTCTCTTTACCCTGAACAACCTATGAACAACCTCTCTACCGCCACCACCGCCACCTATCATCATAATAAGCCTATCCCATAGCCTCTCATCTGGTCGTATCCCTGCACACTCCCTTCGGCTCGGTGGCAGTAGCCTAACGGCTAAATAAGCCTATTAGACGCGCTCTCTCACTCTCTTATCATTGGCTCTCTTTGCTTGTCAAACTCTCGTTCATCTAGTTATCCACAGGCGGCAAATGTTTGTGTTGAGCAATAGCCTACGGCTTATTGCTCAACAGAGGAATCCAGCCTTTTTAATATAAAAAGGCTGGCAAAAAGGGTGGGTTAGCATAAATGTATAATTGAATACATTTATGCGATGGGTGGGCCAACACAAACATTCCAGGCTGGCGGCAGATAAAAGCCCTCTGCTAGTCCTAGCAGAGGGCTTTGGTGGTATATCCCCGAAGGGGGCGGAGATACTACATCCTAGCAGATTTTAAAACCACCACTATCTGCTAGAAACTCGGCAAACTCTTGTACATTAGTCCTACTAAACGGATAGTGTGTCTCCCAACTATCTGTTTCTCCCTTGCCTTGACACCCATTACAGTATCCAATAGTCCTACCTAGTGCGCTCGCCTCGGCATCTGATAAGACTTGTACATCCATGCCGTGCTCCACGCCCACGCTATCAGTACGGATACCTGTTGCCTCACAGTATTTGCACGGCTCTTTAGGTAGGCTTGCTAGATACTCATTACGCTTCTGCTCATAGGTATCTACAACGCCTTCTGATAGGCTTATTGTGAGGATATTAGCGAGCGCCTTAGCGCCTTCCTCATCTAGACCATCTCCGTCGTTGGTATGACCTTGGACTCCGTGTGTCAGTTCAGGGGCAATCTCCTCGCAGAAATCCCACAAAGGTCGCCACCACCATACATTGTTGCGGAAATACTCACCCTTCTCACTAATAGGGTTATTTCCATATACATCCATACCCATTATGCTAATCCCATCCGTTTCTTAATCTCGTTGGCTACTTCTAAATCTATCGGTCTAATAGTCTTATCTTCATAGTCATCACCATAGTTGTAGGTAATGTTGTCATCTACGCTAATAAGGTAGGTTGCTTGTAGGCACTCCATACTCCAGTTAGCGAGTGAGAACTCCCGTTCTTCATAGGGTAGTTCCATATATGAGGTTATGTTCTCCCCGTCAGGGTCTTTCTCCTCGTCGTACTCCACATCCTCATCCCATGAGTGGTACAGCGCATGAGCCTCAGCCATATGCTCTGCCTCATCTGAGGAATTGGCGTTGCCGTGGGTATCGCAACTATCGCAATACCATATCCACCCACCGATAGTGCTCTTACACATAGCAGGTGTCATCATGTCTTTAATCTGCATTACGCCACCTCAATCATCATATAAGACCAATTTTCATTAGCCTTGTCCATTACGGGCTTAATACTATCTAATAGGGTTTCCTTACCTGCTTGTGCCATAGCCCCATCTACGATACCGCTAGTTACATACTTCAGGTATTCGTGTTCCTCTACGCACACATTGAAGGTAACTGTGAATGGTACTTCTACCATTTTCTTGCCGTTAATAACCTTAGTTGCCATTTGACAATCCTTCCTCGATATAACGCTTCAAGTCTTTCGTCGTCATATCTAATAGTGCTATCGGGTCAAACATATTTGCCTTGTCCTGCATACCTGAGTTACTGCGAAGGATAAGTGTTAAGTCCTCAGGTACTTCCATATCAAAGACATCTATCATCTTGGCGATAGTGCCCATTAGGAACGCCATTGGCATAAACGCGCCCTTAGCCCATGCCACATGAACTGCTAGTGTGGCGCAAGATAGGTCGTCCTCGCTTGGTTGTTCGTCGCGTTCGTGTGCTTCTTGGCATGCACCTAGACCTGTGTTGGCGAGCGCGTTAATAAGGTTACCAACGAACTCATCATCTTCTCTCATAGCCTGTGCCATTACTGCGGTTTTAAGGTTGCCGTCTGATAGACCATAAGACCCCCGTGGGAACTTAGGGTCGTAGTTCTCGTCATGCTGATTACCTAATAACTCTATTGTCGTCATTAGTTCTGTAAAACGCTCTCTGCGTTCTGTCTTGTTCATAGTATCTCCTTTACTAAGTAACAGGCGTAATACTAATCTCTCATCTCTCATCTGCACAGAGGGCTGTTCATCTACTTATCCACAGGGTTTGTGTTGGGGCTATTAGATGGCGCTTTAATAGATGAATCTATTAAAGCAATAAAAGCTTAAATAGCCATCTAATAGCCCCAACACAAACTTTTACGGCATGAAAAAGCCCCCACCTTGCGGCGGGGGCTTCCTAGCAGGGGTATCTGCTAAGCCTCGTATATCTCGACTTCGAGGTTATCATTTAGGAAATCATCTAGGTCCCATGTACCCGCACGGAACGAACCGCTATCACCTAAGACTGATAGGTCACCGCGAACTTCGATATTATCGAAGGAAATATCATCTAGAACTTTTTGCTTGGCGTCGTCTTCGTCGTCCGCCTCAATATCGTCAAGTTCAAGTACAACTTCACCCAAGAGGCTAACCTCTGCGCGAAATCGTGTCCGTAAGTCGGACTCCTCAGCATGCTCCCAGCCACAGGCTGTAGCAATCTTATTAAACAGTTCGACGGCATCTTCTTCCGTCATTGAGCCAGCCGATACCTCGGCTTTGAATATCGCCAAGGTTTCATGGCGATTATCAGCGCGTAGGCTATTTATAGCCCACTCGCTTGCGGTACTGCGCTCACTTGCTATGCGGTCAGCGATGTCGCTTTCCTCATAGTAGGTGATGTCGTTGAGTGTGAACATACCCGCTCTTTCTCTCATATGAGCACCCCTTGTGCTCATGGCTTTATATTAGACTATCTAACAGACACCTCTCAAACTCTTGTTCACCTGGTTATCCACAGGCTATGTTACTGGCGAGTAATGTTTGTGCTGGGCTTGGGTATAAATAAGAGATGCATTAATACTACTTTTAAATATACCCATCCCCAAGCCCAGCACAAACAAAAAGCCCCGCATTTCTGCGGGGCTTCTTAATAGTCTTACCAAGACGACTGATAGTAGAAACTCAAGTCGTCGATATTAGGCAAGGCAAGTACGCGGTCAATCTGTTTAATAGTGCTTTTTAGCCCGTTCCAGTACCACTCGTCAATATCTGTAGTACCGAAGAAGAACCCTTCCATAGGCTTGATTAACAACGGATTTTTGTGGAAGATAGCCTGACGGCATGCTTCACGTAGTTCCTCTAACTTAGCCTTAGGAACGTAGTAGTTACCACAATCGTCGTTGCCACCCTGAACGTTCTGTACGAACCAACCATGAACGGCATTGACCTTGCGCCAGTAGGCGCAGGTAACTGAAACCTCTGCACCATAGATGTCGGTGTGGACTGCTTCTAAGCCAGCCTCTGAAACAACCTTATCAAATTGTTCCATAGTAACCCAAGCGTCGCTATCGCCTTGTGCGTTGTAGTCAATCTTGTTGATGTAAGTTGTTGCCTTTAGATACATATCTAGACCCATGTGATACCCCTTTGGTAGTAGTTCTCTCGCTTGGTGCGAGCCCCCAAGTATAATCACACTTTTAATTCTCTTACTAGACCGAGTTCACTTACTTATCCACAGGCAAATGTTTGTGCTGGGGCTATATGGTTACTGGCTATTTTGAGAGAATAAGCTTTCCCTGAGTATTAACTACTAGCCATATAGCCCCAGCACAAACAAATCAGCCCCTAGCCGATTGGCTAGGGGCTGATTGCTAGGCTTGTTAGACGCTAGCGAGTTCGCGGACGGCGCGTAGGATACGAGCCTTCTCAGCGTTCACAGTAGGGTCGAAACCAGCAGCAGCACCGATTAAAGCCTCGCCGTTAGCGGTGCGTGATGAGCGGAAATAATCTAGGCGCTCAGTGAGAGCGTTTAGCGCTCCCCAGTAATTACCCTTGATGTTGGTCTGGGTAGGAGACTGGAAATAAATATCATCCAGTAGGTCGCGCTTGGCTTGCCACTTGGTGAGTGACTGAGGCGCTGATTGTGCGTCAGGCTTAGGATAAACCGCGTTCACGAGAGTATCCCAACCCTTGGCGTCCATTGAGGTCTGGAACAGGTCACGAGCGAGAGTCTCGAAAGTGTCCATGTGATTGAAAGTGAGTCCCAATACGCGACGAGCCTCAGCAGTGCGCTCGCCAGCCTTGAGAGTGTGGCGCAACTTGAAAGATTGCTTAACGCCACGCAACGCCATGTTGAGAGTGTTTTGGCAGACAACACGCACAGGCGTGATTGACGCGGTAACACTTGCAGACCCGTCATGTGAAGATGAGACCAAGAGGTAAGTCGTAGTCTTATCGTTCGCACCTTGTGGGTCGAGGATGAACTCACGAGGGACAACTAGGGAGCCAAAGACAACCTTGCCATCCTTGATTGAGCCAGCAGATTCCCATGAGGCACCGCCGTCGAGGATGTTATCCCCGAACGCGAATAAATCCTCATTTTGGAATACGCGGTAACGCTTACCAACGACCGCAAGGACATCCTTGCCAGCGTCGAATGGATTGGTGCGTGTGACCATGAATAGGTCAGATGATGAGCGATAATCGCTCGGATATTGGACAGGCTCGAGGTCTACACCCCAGCCAGCCAATTTGGCACTTTCTAGCATGTCAGCGGTTGTGACATGCTCGTCAATGCCGAAAGTGCGGTTAGCCAACCCATGCCACGCGGGTGCACCGCGTAGAGCAAAGGCTACTTCACCATTTTGAACCTCGAGCGCATGAGCCACGAGAGTCCCCCTTCGGTAAATAGCGCGAGACGGTCTCGCGTGTGCTTATCTTAGGCTTATCTCTCGCTCTCATGCAATAAGGCTATCTCTATTTGTTTACCTAGTTATCCACAGGGCGCCCTGGTTGTTTGTGTTGGGCTTGTTGCTAGTAGTTAATAAAAGATGGAAAGCTATTCACACACACATCAACCATTAACAACAAGCCCAACACAAACAAAAAGCCCCCGCATCTCTGCGGGGGCTCGTTGCCTTTACACGGGGGGTGTAAAACCCTTAGACGAGATTATCGTCAATTTTGAACAGGTCGCGTAGCGCCTGAAGTTGCTTTTGATACTTGCGGGCTTGCGCCTTGTATAGGTCGCGTTCTGCTGTAAGGTCGTCAATCATCTTACTAACAGTAGTAACCGCGTCAGCCTTCTTGGCTGATTTGGTCTTATACTTACCGCGTACCTTAGGCTTAGCATTGTCGGGATTGTGTGTCCCGACATGGATTGACATTTGTGGACGACTTAGAGTCTGTTCGCCACATTGTAGGCAACCGAATGAGACAAGGATATTGTTGTCTTCTTCGAGCCATGTTAGTTGCACCATGTTGCTAAAGAAAGTGCCTGTGCGCATTGGATTTGGTACTGTGTCACGCTGACACAGAATTGCGTTTTTGCGTGTAAATTGCATATTATCACCCCCCTCTTGCATAGTTAGTGTGTCTCCCTGATATGGAGTCCGACGAATCTCGTCATGGTGTGTCTCCTATCTATCTAATATGAGCGGTGTTGCTCATGTAGTAACTATAACCAATTATTCCAATTCTTATTCCATCTCGTTCATGTAGTTATCCACAGGCAGAGTTTGTGTTGGGGCGTGTGTATATATAAAGAAGCTTTAAAGCCATACATACATACACACCCACACGCCCCAACACAAACAAGAAGCCCCCGTGTGACGGCACGGGGGCTTCTTGCTTAGGGGGTTTCTATGCGGCTTGCCTTTCAGCAATCGCACGTCGCACATAAGTCTGTGTCTTGCTTGTAGTAGAGGAGAACTTTTGTTCTACTACATACCAACCATTTGCGCCAAACCATGCGATAGGCGTAGCGTATGAGAAGACTACATAGGCGCCAGTCTTGAAGTCTGCAATAAGCTTATTATATTCATCACCTAGGCGCCCTGCGCTAGGTGTGTAGTTCATAAACTTACCGCTTAGGCTTGAAGCCTCGAATGGCTCGCGATTTGCGATGCGCTCCATGGCTTCCTTTTGATTAACATTTAGTTTCATAGCGCGTCACTTTCTCGGTAGTTATTGTAGTAACTTTCCCCTGCTTGTTCTGCATGGTCTTGACAGTCTGCGTAACCCTCACTGTAACCTTTAGACCAGTAGAAACGGGCTGTGAAGAAAAATACTGTTGCGCCGATAATGATGTCAACAAGGAGATTAAATCCGTTGTAGAAGATAATTTCATTATGCATTTACCTTCACCTTTTCCTCGTTAGCGCATGGATAGCAGATTTTTTCGATTCTATCCATACATTCTAGGAGAAACGCGTCTACGCCACTAAACACGATATTTTCCTTAGTTCCACATATTGAACACATTTTGTTGCCCTTCCGTCATTTAGTGAGCCCCTTGCTCACTGGTATAAACTTATAGCAGAGCCCTATTAGAAGCAACAGCCCGTTAACCTAGTTATCCACAGGCTCTCTTATGTTCTTGGGGTTCTTTTGCCAGTCCCTATGCCGTTCTATATTGTTTGTGTTGAATGCCTAACCCAATGCCGTCTAAGGGAGTAAAGTAAAGAGGCTGGGGGGGAAGTCCCAGCCTCTGTCCTACTTACTTACTATAGAGATATGTTCACACTTATTGCAGACCCAACTGGTTCCGCGAGTTCCTTCTGCTAGCACTGTCATAGTGCCGTCACAGTCGAAGCACTTCATGCTACTAATGCTTCTAGTTTGCCGTCAATCATTACCCACGCAACCTTGCCTTCCTCAGGTGCTTCGGTGTTTAGTGCTGTGGTTAGGTGCTCGACTAGCGCCCGCGCTTGGTCTAGTGATAGTTGGAACTTATACTTATTCCATGCTCGCTCGTCGCGTAGGTTATTAGCCACGCTAGATTCAAGGGCGATACTGATATGGGTGTCCACACCTTCGCCTGATTGGTGTCCGTATCCTGTGTAAAGATATACGTCCTCTAGTTTTGCGTTTTCAGGAATACGGATTTCCATTACTGAATGGTAGTTGCGCTTCATATTTACTCCCCGTTAGGTAGGTAACCCGTCTGATTACCTAGTGAGATAACCATATGCGATAGCCCTACCCCATGCAACAGGCTGTTTACTTAGTTATCCACAGGCACTCATGCCCTCTGCTCTCCCCCCCACCCTTAAACCAAGTTACTGGCGAGTAGGCCACCAGGTACCAGGCACACCTGTAGCATATAGTGGAGGAGGCAGTAGCCTGTGGTAGGCTGGTGATATGTACAAAAGTGCGAATAGCCCATCGAAGCGGAAGAAGCGCCGAGCTGGTAGCTCCGTGATGCGGGTTGGCGGAAAGCTCCATCCTATTAAAATCCGTAAGTATGACTTTCCAGTGGAAGTCCGAAAAATAGAAGATGTGCAAGAACTGCGGTAACTGTGCAGCCGAACATGGCGGTAGGACGATTGATGATGCCGTTGATGAAATTTTAGATTCACCCGTTTAGGCAGTAGCCTTTCTGTCATGATACGTCTGTGAGTTTTATAGATTATCTAGAGGAAGCCCAGGACTTTGATGGTCGTGTGGCTAAATTTGCCTACGTTGTATTTCAGGATATTTCTAACGGATGTGGCTCCTCTAGGTTCGATGCGATTGCATGGAAAGCCCATTTCATCGAGAAACATAGTGAAAAATCAGGACAATTGATTGATTTACTCTTAGTTGCTTATAGCTCGTATGTCCTTACTATAAAAGCAAAATAGGAGATACTTTCATTATGGACGATATGACAACACCAGGACCTAACCATCCAGCCCATCGCGGAATTCGCAATCGTGGCGGAGGAGAGAATCGTCGTCACGCATTCTTTGACCAGAACTTATCTGACACAGAGAACAATGTACAGAATGCACACTACTCAGGTACAGATTCAGCAATCGCACCGAATGTGGTCTCCATGGCAGCGTTTAAAAGAAATAAAGATTCAAGGAAACCAGAGGGATACTAATGGCAAAGACTCCAGCTTGGCAACGTAAAGAGGGACAGAACAAAGAAGGCGGACTAAACGCAAAGGGCCGTGCTTCAGCTAAAAAAGAAGGTCACAACCTTAAACCGCCTGTAAGTAAAGAACAAGCAAAGAAATCCCCTAAGTCTGCAGCACGACGTAAGTCATACTGTGCACGTTCTGCTGGACAAGCAAAAGATTTTCCTAAGGCAGCAAAAGACCCTAACAGTCGTTTAAACAAAGCGCGTAGAAAATGGGATTGCTAATGCAAGACCCAGCACTAGGACGCAGCAAAGCTCAACGTGCATTTGGTAAAGATGCACCAAAGAGAGCTGTTAACGCTACCGTTGCAAAGAAGGCAACCACGGGTGTAAACACCAAAAAGGCCCCCGCGTCAAAGAAGCAGATTAATAAAGCAAAAGAAGTTCGTAAAGTTTCTTCTGGTATGTTTGACGGACCACGCCCATCCTATGGGAAGTACAATGTATCTGAACAAGCACAAGATATTCTAAATCGTTCAATCAATAGGAAAGGAACCAAATAATGCCGTTCATGTTACCTCTACTTGCAGCAGCCGCACGAATCGCAGGCCCTGCAGTAACAAAGAAAGCAGTAGGAACAGTTGCAAAAGCAGCTCTTTCAAAGCCAGGCATGGCAGCTATCGGAGGATATGTTGCAGGTCGCAACGCGAACTTAGCACAGGGCCAGCAAGATGGTCAGTCACGTGAAAATATGCAAGGTTACTTCCCTGGTCGTGGCGGTTACTAATTAAAAAAAGCTCTGACCAGTTTCCAACATGTGATAGCTGTGGTCGTGAAATTCGTGGAGAATCAATGACCGTGAGTTTAAAACATGGTGGAAGTCAAAGTTTTCACAAAGATGCGCACGGATGCGCGTCTGCCCCTACTAAAGGGGAAAGACGGGAGAAGCCACATGGCTAAGGTTATTAAAGCAGCTGGTGAGAAGCACACCATTAAGAAAGATAAAAAAGGCGACATTATTGTCGACCACGCTGGCAAAAAAGGAAAGTACGATAAGATTAATCTTACGAAGAAAGCTGGCGCTAAGACCGTTAAGGCGGGCGTAAAGGCTACTAAAGATTGGCATAATAAAAATGGCGTTAGATAAAGTTCGCAAAGTTGTTGAAAGAGGCGCTGGAGAAGTTGCAATGCACCGCGCCGCTAAACAAGTTAAAAAAACAGGAAAACGTTATCCTGGCGGTATGGGTGGCGTCGCTTACGACCAGCATGTAATTATGGAACGCATTGATAACAGTAAAATTGGTAAAACATTAGGTTGGGACAAACGAACAGAAAGCCAGTGGTAAATAATGGCTGAAGCAAAGAAGTTTGGACCCTATAAGGGCTCTAAAGAAAATGGCGGACGCCCTATCTACGTCTACAAGAAGAAGGTAGGCGGTAAATGGGTTACTACATCTAAAAACAAAGCTCGCGCTGACTATGAGTCAGAAAACGGTAAAATTAAATCTAAAGACACGACGGTTGACCACAAGGACAACAACCACAATAATGACTCCAAGGGAAACCTAAGAGCTATTTCTCGTAGCAAGAACACTGCTAAAGAGAATAAGCGTCGTGCAGGTAAGAAAGAGAACGAAAAGTGATTAACCGCCATCAGGACCCAGCGTCTAAGCGTGAAGAGGAATTTCAATTCCAAGTTCAGCAAGCGCGTCAGACTCCTGGTGGTATGGAAAAAGCTACTCCAGAAGTAAGAGAAGCAGCTACTCGTCAAGCAAATTTTGCAGAAAACCGTAAGAAGTATCTAGGAGGCATGTAATGAAACATAATGGTGACCAGTTTGGCATGAGCCAAGAAGACATTAAGTCTGAAATGCAATCTAAGATGCAATCTAAGTATGCTCCTGAAATTGAAAAAGCTCGTAAAGATAGTGAGCAGCACGAGGCTGAGCGCGAACGTATGGAAAAGAAAGGTTACTAATGCCTATTTATCGTAAAGGCGATGACCAGTTCCCATTATGGAACCGCGCTAAAGAACAAGAAGCTTCTCATAAAAACAATGAAGCTGACAGCAATGGTCACATTATTGGTTTAAATCCACGTATGAGCGTTAAAGAGTACGAAGACATGGGCGGAGGCCCAGTTAGCGCTAAAGGCATGCGTATGGGAGCTAACGCTCTACATTGGCAACGTAAGAATCCTGGTCCATGGAAAGCCGCTGGTTTTACATTGTCTGATGAGCAACGTCCACCGAAGGAAAAGTAACATGGCTGAAGAACATGTAGATAAAAGAAATGAAACTCAGTTTCCTGATGAGAGGTCTCGTCGTCGTGCACATTTAGCTGCTGGTGGAACTATTGCTAATTATGACCGTTCACACTATGCAAAGAAAAACGACAACAAAGACCCATATGATGGTGGAGAAGACCCTAATTGGGACTGGACATCTGAAAAGCAAGATGAGATAGCAACTCACTACGAAAACGAAAGTAAGAAGAAAGGTAACTAACAATGGTAACTACAGAGGTCAATCGCCAGCTAACTGCGCAAGACCGCTGTGACGCCTGCAGCGCTTCTGCACAAGTTATTGTAACTTTTCTTAACGGAGAGTTAATGTTTTGCGGTCATCACGCAAAAGATAAATCTGAGTCTTTAAAATTAAAAGCTGTAACTATCTTTGACCCGAATAATTTCATTCCTGTTGTAGAATAGGTATAACCTATTAGGAGAGAGAAGATAACATTCTTCCACAGCGAATATTCGCTGCATTATTCCTTGCATCATTCCTATACTTACTAGGTCAACCAACCGCTTACGCCGAAGACCCTGCCCCTGAACAGCAGGTGATTAGTCCTGCTCCCGTGGACGGAGCGACTGCAACGAGCGGTCCATCGCAAGGCGAGACTCCCGTTGTAACCAACCCTCCTGCGTCTTCTGGAGACCCTGCACCAACCTCTGAGCCTCAGACGTCTGCTCCTTCAACTGGTTCAACTCCACCAGTAACCGAATCTTCATCCAGTGGAACGCCATCGCCCAGCCAAACCACCACACCAGAGGCAACACCAGCAACCACAACAGTTCCTTTGACACCTACAGTTACCTCCGTACAAGAGAAGATTGATACAGCAACAGCTATTGTTGCTAACACAATTATACCAACAGCAGCGGCTTCTGATACTGCTGTTGTAACAGCTGTTGCAGAGGCAACTACAGCAATTGCAGCGGCAGAGTCA